TTCGTTTATTTTTGAGTATAAGTTTACAAGAAAAAAGGATGTATGAAAAGGTGGAGGAAGGGGGGGGGGAGGCAGTAAAACAAACCGGCGGTTTTCTTTATATAGTGGTTTATTGTCAATCAACCAAGTAAAAAGAGTATAAAGAAACGAACAATATATATGTTGGGGTGCCCACCCCTATAACACGTTTTTTAAAACCTTTTTTTTTGCTTCTGTATATCAATTGGTTAGATAGTCGGTCTTATGAGCCGAAGGTAGCGGGATCGAAACCCGCCAGAAGTAACTACACATATCCCTCGCTACTTCACTCCACCCCGCTCCTCACCACTCCATCGCCACCACTGCCTTTGTAACTCAGTCGGTAGAGTGTACGGCTTTTAACCGTAAAGTCGCGGGTTCGAACCCCGTCAAGGGTATAATACATTCATTACATATATTTTAGACACTCTCATTAGTTTACGATTTGTTTTCATAGCTCAGTCGGTAGAGCATACGGCTGTTAACCGTAAGGTCGCAGGTTCGAACCCTGCTGGAAACGTACCATTTTTACATGAACCTAAATGTTCCTGTAAAAAATATTTGGGTTGTTGGTGGGTGGCGGGAAAGGTTGGTGGTTGGCGGGGGGGGGGGGGTCAATAGTATTATTTATTATAATATGTAAAGATGCGATCGGGTAACTACGTAAAAATTAACCCTTTAACGATTTAACCTGCGGATTTCAAGGTTAATTATTTTTATAATTTTTATAAGTTGTATGATATACTACACCATATATGGTTTCAAATATTTTATAAAAGGTAACGTATTTGAATTTTGTAAAAAACATGGAAAACGTTAAAGGGTTAAAAACAAACGCGGAAAATAACATTAAATCGTTTTATATAGTTATTGTAATAATATGAATTTTCCGCTTTCATTTGTAGTATTTATGTTCGTATTGTTTTTCTATATTCACATTAACGATCAATATAAAAAATCACAGGATTTAGAAATATATGAATTAGAATACAAAGGTATAGAAAACCTACAAGAAACGTGTAATGTAAAACAACCAGTCGTTTTTAATTTCGCACCAATGATTACAAAATACGCACCCATTAATTTAGACATCATTTCCTCTATTGAAAAAGAAGACGGCAATACACTTAATGTAAAAGACACAACAGACTACTATAATGTAGTTAACGGGATTGATATTGTCCCCGCCGAAGTTCCTCTTCCATTTCACAATACTATACAATTAATTAAAACCGACAATTCCACCACCCCCCATTTTTTCACCGAAAATAACCACGAATTTATAGAAGAAACTGGGGTTGATGGAGTTATGATAAAGATCGGTGACGCGTTTTTAAAACCGAACTATACGGTGAATCAAACATTCGATATAATGACCGCAGGAAAGGGGGTTGGATTACCAATGAGATACCATACTTATACTAGAAAATATATTTATGTAAGCACAGGCAGGATTGTCGTAAAGATGGCGCCGTTTAAAAATGTAAAAAAACTGGACTTTAACGAACAACTTTTAGTTTCCCCAATGAATTGCTGGAATCCACAACAACGGTTTATATCTCACGTCAATAAAATTCGGTTCTTGGATTTTGATATTACAAAAGGACATGTGCTGTATGTTCCCCCCTACTGGGTATATAGTATCTTATATAATGAAAACGATACGTGCCTTTTGGAATACAATTATCAAACCGCAATGAATATAGTAGCACATCCACGTGGCGTGATTTGTTCTTTAAAGAATGCCGTTCAGTCGGTGGTTAGTTCGTTTGGCGGTGGTGGCGGCCACGAAAATGAAAAAACGAGGGATGGGTCAATGGATGGAACAACGGACGACGCAATCGACAGCACAATGAATAACAAATATTTACGCAAAAGAAAAGACTCGACTAACGATGATACCGACGACGAAACAGAAAGTATAGCCGAATCCGAATATGACCTTTCAGTTGTCACCACTACCAAACCGTCTACTACGAATTAATAATGCTTTTTGTGTAATACTCGTTTTTGAGTGAAGATTACACCAATCACCAAACGGCATATATTCGATTTCTTCGTAAGTTGTAATATCCAGTATTTCACATACATACAATGGTAGAGTTACCCTTAATGGGAATACCCGTTTTTTGTTGCCGTTTTTTTCAGCTCGTTTAAATTCGCGTTTAAGCGAAACCATTTCATCATCGGTCATTTGTGTAAAAGAAGCGGGATCACCGGCGTAACTGGCCGGATTAAAATCGTCAGGTAAACTATTGTCGTGTTTTATTATATGTATATTTGAAGACGGGGTTTTCTTTGAAACCATATCTGTAATTGATATATCCAACCCCACCAGGTTCTTAATAATAGACCCGAGGATGGTATGTTTTTTGCGTTTTGACTCTTCCCATTCTTTCGCAAGAGTTTGTAAATACCCATTGAAATAAAAGGAATGTTTTTCAACGTAAAATAAATTGTATATTTCGTTCAATAAATAGAATATTTCAAATTTAAGTTCACTATAGTAAAGTTCGTATCCCCAGTAAAGAGCGCCGGGTTCGTCTTTGCCGAGAATGGCATTTACAAAGGCTGTCTTTGCGTGTTCGATACTATAGCCGTGGATTGTTTCGGTTGGTGGGTCGGCGGAAGCCGGTAACTCGGTTGGTGTCTCCATTTTGTATAATGTAATTGATTAGATAGATAGTATGTATTTAATCAATTTTTTGGTTTATTGGGCGTTTTTTTCACACACGCTTTACCCAGTCCCCCCTTCCCGTCCCACTCCCCACTCCCCACTTCCTCTCCCCCCTCCGTCCCCATTTAATCTTTTATTAACCCTTTAACGATTTAACCTGCTGATTTCAAGGTTAATAATTTCTATAAATTGTATAAATTATATGATATACTACACCATATATGGATTTTATAAAAACACCGAAAACGTTAAAGGGTTAACGGTTTAAACAGTTAAAACCTTTTGTATAAACAACTCCAAATTATCGCTTGTAATTTTTCCGTCAAAATCGATAATCGTTCCCCCCATCACCATTTTCAGGGTGGGGTAATGTTCTATACTGAATTTCTGTATTAGTTCGACCACGGTCGTGTCAGTTGACTCGGTGCAGTCTGTGCCTTTTTCTCCTCCAACACATTTAATTATATATCCGTTGTATTCTTTGCCGTCGTGTTTTCGACAAAACGATATCCATTCCGGTTTCGCCTTAATACAATGGGGACACCAATCTACGTTAAAAAAGTAAATATCGACTTCTTGGTTTGTTCCGTTATTGGGGACGTTTCCTTGGTTCTGTGCGTTAGTATTTAGGGATGGTTCGGCGTATTTATAATAGCACCAAACACTTAATGCTAAAAGTATTAGTATAAAAATGACAACTGAAATAAGACGTATATACGTTTTAAAATTCCTAAATAAAATTTCAACGATTTGAGACATAGGTATAATATGTTAATATATATAGTTTATTTGTATAAAAACGTGGATGTTTTATTAACCCTTTAACCTACCTATTTCAAAGATAATGATTTTTAATTTATTATATCGTACAAACCTTACTTCCCTTCAAAATTCCCAACCGGCGGTAAAAAGCAAACCCGCCGTCTTCGTCGAAAACCCAAATAAAAAAACAAATATAATACTAAATGGAACAGCCTTCTTTAAAGACAAAGCCAATACAGCACCTCGTTTTTTCCGGCGGTAACATTTACGGATATACTTTTTACGGAATTATGAAGACCCTCCAACAAAACGGCGTATGGAATTTAGCAAATATTCGAACAATTTACGCCACTTCTATTGGCGCTGTCATTTCCACTATAATAGCTTTAAATTACGACTGGGAAACAACCGACAAGTATTTAATTCATCGACCGATGAACGAACTCATAAATTTTGATATATCAACTATTTTAGGATGTGTTCAAAACTGCGGGTTCTTTACCCCCAGATTAATCGAAAATTATTTTTACAACCTTTTTACTGGAAAAGACATGTCTCCGAAAATAACAATGTTGGAATTCTTTGAAAAAACTGGAATTGAATTACACTTTTTTACCACGAAAATAACCGGATTTGAAATGATAGATTTATCCTATAAAACACATCCCGATTGGATGATGACAGAAGCAATATACGCATCTTCAGCACTGTTTCCATTTTTAAGCCCCCTTTTTAAAGATGGCGAGTTATACGTTGATGGAGGATTTCTTTTAAATAATCCACTCACTAAATGTATAGAGTCTATTACCACCACTGAGACCGCCGATGTGGAAGATAAACTAGACTCAATTCTGGTTATTCGATTAAAAAAATACGTTGTTCCAAATCAAACAAGGTATTTAACGGTTGAAAATTATAATATATTCAATTTCTTTGAAGAATTTGTTGAAAATATTTTAAAAAGGTTGGATATAGGAAATTTAGATGATAATGAACGAGTGACCAATATTACCATCGATAGTTCATTTATGAATACTATGGATTTTACTATTTACTCGAAAATGGAATGTAGAAAGGAGTTAATAGATTATGGGATTCAAATTGCGGAGATTTTTTTACGTGATAAATTGAATGCCTAAAATGATGAACCAAATAGCCCACCCCCCATGTTGGCGGGTTGTGGTTCAGGAATCTGGTAAGGGTCTGTAACCACTTGACGAGAAGCTCCTCCACCCCCAGTAGATGAAACGGGGGGAGGGGGAAATACACCATTATGTGTATTGTCTAAAGAATCCGCCTGACTGGGAGAATGACTATACCCTCCACCGCCACTCGTCATTCCTTCGGAAACACGGACGTTACTTTTTACATAGTGTTTACGGTCACTGCTACTATTCCCTTCCCATAAATCTATTACACGTTCATATAGAATATTTGTTTTAATACCAATTTTGGTCTGTAGAGAAAGAATAATTATCATAAACGCCAATATAACATTTGTTATAGTGAGTCCTTCATATTTATATTTACTAAATGTGGGAATAAATGTAATTGTTCGATGAATGAGTATAATACCGACAAATAGAATTACTAATTGAAGGATAATTTCGCCGAGGATTTCTATTGAACCTTTTTCGTTATCGGGGTCGGGGATAAAACGCTGGACCAGTTTATTGAGGACTACAATAGGGATAATTGCGGTAACCCCGTATTGTATCGCATTGTATATTTCGGCTTTTCCTTCTTCTGTAGAAGAAAAAACATGATTTATAAAAGAAGGGCGGGTTGAATGGTCGGTAATTGAGCCACCTAATGTTTCCATTTATATAACATGGCTATTTTTCCGGGAACTCCAGGAAACTCCAGGAAACCTACGGTTTCCCCGGACGCCCCTTCCCTTTCAAGCGGGTTCTACGAAAATAGTTTTTACAATTTTTAAATATTTTATATAGGGTAAAATATTTAGAACCATATACAGGTTAACCCTTTAACGATTTAACTTGCGGATTTGATTGTTAATGAATTTTGAATTATGTAAAGTTATATACACAATTATTACCATAGATGGTTTCAAATAATTTATAAAATGTAAAATATTTGGATTTTATAAAAACACCGAAAACGTTAAAGGGTTAAATAAGGGTAATCCTCAGAAAAAAACATAGAACCTGCTTAAAAGGGAAGGGGCGTCCGGGGAAACCGTAGGTTTCCTGGAAGTTAGGCCTTCATTTCCATACGAACCGCCGGATGACATTCATACTTGCTCGTAAACTTTACATCCTCTACAGTGTAATCCTCTATATTATCCCGTTGATTCACTATTTCAATTGTAGGAAATGTATACGGCGTTCTTTCAATTTGTTGATTTAGGACATCTATATGTTCTTTATAAATATGCGCGTTTCCTAAAAAATATACGAATTTATCAGCAACTAGTCCGCAATGTCTCGCTAAGATATGTGTTAAAAAAGCATAAGACGCTATATTAAACGGAACTCCCAGTCCCACATCCCCACTTCTTTGAAAAAGACAACAAGACAGTCGCGTCCCATTACTAACATTAAATTGTGCCATTACATGACAAGGTGGTAAAACCATTTGGTCTATTTGTTCCGGATTCCACGCCGTCAATATTAGTCTTCTGGAAGACCGTGTTTCCGGATTTTTCAAAGAATTAATTATATATAATAATTGGTCAATACCCCTCTTTCGCCCTTCTGTTTCGCCGTCGTCTCCATTTACCGAATAAGGGGCGTTCCAGTTTCGCCATTGATATCCATATATTGGTCCAAGACAATCTTCGGGATAATGAACCAACCCCCTTTGATTTAAAAACTCACGCGTAGAGTTCGCGGTCCATATATTTACACCATTTTCTTTCAAAATACAATTATCAGTATAGCCTCGAATAAAAAATAGCAATTCTTTCAAACAAGTTTTCCACGCCGTTTTTTTAGTTGTAATTAATGGAAGAACCCCGTCTTTTAAAGAAAATGACATCGAATATCCAAAAATACTTTGTATTGTTCCGTTACGCCCCTCTTCGGTAGTTCCTTCGTTTAAAATTTGCCGTATTAAATTAATATATTGATACTCTTCAAAATTTTCGGTATATGAAGAAGAATTAATATCCATCTTTAGATAATTATAATATATCTAATTATCTATATATAACAATAACAATGGAACAGCCATCGTCGTCTTCAAGTATCCCGAATGAATTTATATCGTCTGTTATTTGTAATAATGAAGATGAAAAATTACACGAGCTTAACCTACATTATATATTTATTGCGGACGAAGAGTCCCAAACAAGCATTCGCACAGACACTTCATCAAAAGACGACACCCACGAAATACATATTGTCGAAAAAAGAAAAAACCCTACGAAAGTGTCAAATGAACAGGCTATTATTGACAAGGTGAATGACACTATAGAAAGACTTTGTAATGTGCGAAATATAATAATATATGTTTTGCTATCAAACTCATCCGATAAAGATAATAAATTTATAGAATTATTTAATAATTTTCTAAGAAAAACACTACCAGATAAATACTATAGTAATATTGTCATTTTTAATTTCTTTGATGATAAAAAATTTAACTCTAATGACCCTAAATATATCAATTATAGTAAACATAACAAACATTGTTTATCAAATGTTAATAAAACAATAGACAGCGGAAAAAAGTTTTTTCGAGTGTCGAATGTATTTTGTGGCAAAAAGTTGAAATTTTTGTTTATTCAACCAGATGGAAATTTAAAATATGTATATAATTTTATTCATTCTGCCGAACTCTATGATTATGAGCATTTAAAATCCTTTATTATAGAACGCCGATGTTCTACCGGTAAACTAATACAGTTTACCGGTACGTGTTGGATAAACGGAATATTAAACGCCCTTCTTTTACCTAAGTCGTCGCGAAAGTATATGATAGAACAATGTTATAAAAATATAAAAGCTGGTGACAAAAAAAATAAAACCGAACTATACGATATTTATGATACACGGGACGAACTTACATATAGTAATATACTTTCCTCAATTATTTACCACATTTTTATAAAAAAAGAACTGCCGTCTTCATTTAAATCGTTAACGAGTAGCAAAAACGATTTTATTCTAAGCTTTGCTGATAAAATGAAACGTAGCTATGTTGAAAAAAATTACACCGAAGCACAAATACAAATGCTTAAAAGTGAAAAAAAAGAAGAATCGAAATATTACAATACCAATGATGTTAGGTTTGGAATAGGTGGAAATGCTGGGTGTTGTATTTTATCGGTGAAAGAAATATTGAGCAATTACTTGAAAGATTTCCAATATACATATCGTATGTTTGTAACGGAATTTCCAGTTAAATATACTATAGATGAATTGGCAAAAATAAAGAAACCCACGTTGGAAAAACGAATAAAAAAAGGGTCTTCTTATTATCAATTGTCCTCTAGTATTCTTTTGCAAAATGAAGGTAGACATGTAATATGTGGATTTATTTGTGAAGGAAAAGAATACTTGTATAATTCAAATATTAAAAGAGCGATAGAATGTAATTGGTCAAGTTACGACTTTCAGGGCTATATTGATTATCATATTGAACACTACTCTGAAACATACCCCATATTCTTGAAAGATATTAAAACACTTTATATAGAATCACTAATATATACGCTTGAAACCCCCGAGGACATTAAAGATAATGAAACGGCCATAGAAGAAGTGGAGGAAGAAGCAAAGACGATGCTAGTACCGGAGGTTACATGTAATATAAAACCGGTATCGTCCAAAAAATCCATTACACCACCAACAACATCAAACAAGACTAAGAAGTGCCGTTCAAACCAAGAATTAATAAACGGGAAATGTCTCGTAAAATGTAAGAATGACCAAATAAGAAATCCCGAAACCGGGCGTTGTAAGAAAAACGCAAAAACACTTAAATGTCGTCCAAACCAAGAAATAATAAATGGTAAATGTCTCGTAAAATGTAAAAAAGACCAAATGAGAAACCCTGAAACTGGACGTTGTAAAAAGTCAATAAACTTTTTGCCGTTTTAACCAGTTTTTATGGAAAAAGGGTTAAAGAAGATTCTATAGTAATTATTATTTTATTCGTAATGAGTGCTTCAAATGCTGCCGCCAAAAAACGCCGTGCTATGATTCCCGTCAACTCCGCTGAGTCAATGCCAAATATAGGCGGAAGACCATATACATCCACACAGCCACAGGCCACGGGCGGACAAAGGGAAAATCAACCACCCACCGGTCAAACAGGTTTTACGTTACAACAGGTTATATCGGTTATTGATAATCGTCTGGTTTCTTTAGAAAAAAATGTAGATGAAATTAAGAAACATCCGGGTTTGGCCAGTGTAGGAGGGGGGACTGCTACCACAACACAGGCAATTTTACCGAGCGAACAGGAGGAATTCAATAAACAGGCAAATGAAAATTTCCAACTAATTAATGACAATCTCACTGAATATGACAACCGGTTTGAAATATTGGCGAATGAAATAGCTGATATAAAAACAATTTTATTGAAACTTCAAAGTTATACTATGAGTGTAAATAAAATGCTATTAGAAGAAAGACAACAATCACGGGAATTAAGCGGAGAAACAACCCAGTTGGGGGATGGTTCTCTTTCTTTAAACGACATATATTCGTTTTCCACACAGGAGGAAGTAACGTACAGTTTGTTGCCGGCGGCGGCAGATGATGAAACGGAAGTAGGTGGTTTGGCGAATACACCACGAACTGATTAACCCTTGCCAACTGATTAACCCTTGCCAACTGATTAACCCTATAGCAAATTTACTATAGTCGTCTTTTTTACAAATTTAATTATATATACATTTATTACCGTAAATGGTTTCAAATATTTTATAAAAAGTAAAATATTTGAATTTTGTAAAAACACGGATAACAATAAAGATTTGAAGGTGCTGGGTAGTAAGGGAAGGGGCGTCCGGGGAAACCGTAGGTTTCCTGGAGAAGGTGCTGTGTAGTAAGGGAAGGGGCGTCCGGGGAAACCGTAGGTTTCCTGGAGAAGGTGCTGGGTAGTAAGGGAAGGGGCGTCCGGGGAAACCGTAGGTTTCCTTAAGTTTACGTAATATGTATAAATACTATTTTTATAGTAAATATTATGAAGTCGTTTTTTTCAAAAAATTCTAACCGCAAACAGAATGTGGAAACCACCATTCTAAACGATTTTCAGTTTAACTTTCTTTTATCAAATACCGTATATATATTACCTTCCACCAATAACATCGTATCAAACCGTATATTTATTGACTTTATCAATTTTCGTAAATTTATTAACAGGACTAACTTTGACCAAGTGGTCAATCATTTTATAGGGTTAATTGTTGAAATTTTAAATAAACACGAAACGGTCGAACTCCATTTAAACCTTAAATCATTCTCCGTTACTGCCGCCGAAAAATACAAAGACTTGGTGCTAATGTTTTATGAAAAATACCAACTTAATTACATTAATCATGTTAACGCAGTATTTGTTTATAATACTCCACATGTATTTGAGGCAATTAAAACGATCTTTGTAAAACTATCGCCCCTTTCAAACACATTCGAATTTGAACCCGTTCTATATTCATCGGCCGAATCCCCACAAAAACTCAGCGAAGTGTTGAAGGAACGCATGTCATCTATATACAACAATAACGAAAATGACAGTGACGAAGACAAAGAAACAACCATATAAAGCATTTGCACTTATGTAAAGAAATGGATTTCAAAATTAAGGACCCTTCCAAAATAGAAATATTTACAACCATTTTCCAAATAATAAAGTCCATATCGGAACAAATATCAATTCATTTTACAGATGAAAAAATGTTTATTCAAACAATGGATCCGTCCAAAGTCTCCGTATTAGAAATCGCCATACGATCCACCTGGTTCGACTTTTATTCTTGTCAAGAGGACGATTTACATATTGGAATAAATACTAGTATATTACATCGTATCCTTTCTTCCAAAGAAAAAACACAGACAATTCATTTTGAGTATAATACAGAAGATACCGGCAATGAAGATAAGCTATTTGTAAATATGGTTGAAATAACTCCCACAAAAGAACTTCAAACGACCAACGAGGGGGAGGTGGTTGTTCCCACCGACGTCCCAAAAAACTATAAGAATGTATATAACCGGTACTTCGAAGTCCCGTTAATCAATTTGGAAAATGAACTGATGGAGATACCGACGATTGACTATGAGGCCGAGATTTCGCTTCCTTCCATAAATTTCGCTATATTAATCCATCAATTAAAGGGGTTCGGTGAAGTATTAAATATTAAATGTAATGAAAACGACATACAATTTATTTCCAAGTCGGCGGAAAACGGAAGTATGCGCGTTGAAATTAAAATCGACGAATTGTCCGGGTTTTCTATTATTGAAGGGGAAAATATCAATGTCTCATTTAGTCTTCAATATATAAATACTATTTCCGCATATAGCAAAATTTCAAAGATGGTGGAGCTTAAAATACGACGCGACTACCCTATACGGGTTGATTACTTGTTTGGTGAAACCGAAGAAGGCAGTATAAAGTTTTTCTTATCTCCAAAAATTGGGGAAGACGATGATATGGGAGTGTAACAAGGGGGGGAGTCCACTTACCTAACGCCATATAGTTGAAATCTCGCCCAGTAACAAAAAACGACAAATAAATACAATATAGTTACCCCCACAAAAAAATATACTAATATTTTTGGTATATTTTTTTGGACTAGTTTTATCTTTGAAGCAAATTTTACTATAATCAAATATAATACAAATAATACCGCAATTAATGGCTGGGTGTATGGGTGGTAAAAACAATGTGTTAGTAATCCTATGAAGAATTGGTAGTAAGTGGTCGGTTCTGTCCCAGTTTTCAATATATATCGAGTAATATTGTCATATATAATAAAATATTTCTTTAAAAATTCGATATAGTATTTACTACAGTTATTACATACCAGAAAATGGAGTTTTAATAATGTTCTTGGCGTATTTTCGGTGGGGTTTTCTTTAATAACTTGGTGGGTTGTTCTTGAAAAATCAAATAATATATAATCGTTTTTGTTTATTTTCTTTTCTTTATTAAAATGGACGAATTTGGTTGAAATATTTGTATTTTTATTTGGCGACAACCCGATAATTATTCTATATAACGAAACGTCGTGAAAAGAACAGATATAATGACAATCTTTATGAATTACTATATTTCCGGTTGCGCCATACAAATTGGTTTCTGTTACATTATCTACCGTTTTTGTAAAATTGGAGTAATATAGTTCGTCCATTTCTTTGACGTTTATTTTTATACAGGTTTGTTGGTTGTTACATAGTTTATTCCAAAACGGATGTGTTTGTATTTTACCGAGTTTTTCTTTCAAAGTTGGAGATAACGTATCATACCAAGTATGATATGTTGTTACGTTCTTATCGGGAATAGATGTATAATACTCGTTGTATATGTCGTCGATTATGGGGTGTAAATCGGGGGGCAATGTTCCTATACCTATTTTTCCTTCGGCTTCGTTTGCGTGTGTTAATAAATTCATTAATAGTTGAATGTATTGTATAGTATATATTAGACTTACAATTACATCTAAATTAAAAAAAGGCGCATGTGCGTTCAAGTTACATACACATTTAACCCTTTAACATTTTCCATGTTTTTACAAAATTCAAACATTTTACTTTTTATAATATATATGAAACCATATATGGTGTAGTATACTATACAACTTATATAAATTATAAAAATTATTAACCTTGAAATCCGCAGGTTAAATCGTTAAAGGGTTAAGTTACATACACAATTTACGTATTATATGTATACTAGAGGTTCATGTAAAAGGGAGGGGCGTACGGGGAATCGTATGTTCCTGTAGTAATTACCATTTCGCCTTTTTTACATTTATTTGTTGATGTCCCTTTTTACGCGACTTGTTTGGGTCAAATTCTTCCTCTTCGTCGTCGCTTCCGATTCCTTTTGATAAATTCCAAAACTGCTCATCCCCAAGCCTAAAATCCGGACGTTTCTCCGCCTTATACCAAAATACCTGGTCTGTTATTTTATTACTTTTGGCATTATTGTGAATTACCATACATTCATAGTTTTGCGACGTTTGGTCAAACACACTACAGAACGATTCCAGTGAAGGAAACATACTTGCATAATTTTCCCATAGCCGTTTTCTATTTTGTAACGATGGTTCTCTCAAGATAAATACATAATCAATATTACACCTAAGTATGGGTGGGATTCCTAAAGCGTATTGTAAAGTTATGACCAAAAGTACTTTCCAATGTCGCCCGTTTAGGAACAGGAGTCGCATTAATTTGTCCCGTGTCCAACTACTATCATATAAACAATCATCAAGAATACAGAAACATCGTGGGTCAATAGTGGTTTTCTTATACTGTTCCATTTCACGCGCCATTTGTTTCATTACGACCTTTTGTCGTCTTAAAACGTTTTCAATTAAAACACTACTATATTCATTATGAATAAATAAGGCGGGAACATGGTTCGCATAAAAACCATTTCCTGCTTCTGTTCCGGAAATAACAGTTCCTATAGGCACATCTTTATGATGGTAAAGAAGGTCACGAACCAAAAACGATTTACCCGTGTCTCGCCTACCGATCATAATAACGACTGGACCTTTTGCCTCGTCGGGGCGGAATGTTATTGTTCTCATATCAAACTTACGAAGTTCTAAAGTCATTTATATATAATAATCTATTAATCATTAAAGATTAACGAACACTTGAAATATGACCAAACGAAAGATTTTGTGGTTGATTTAGTTGATATATGGAAATGGTTAAATTTTAGTAGTAAAGAAAACGCAAAACGTGGATTATCAAAAAATTCAATATTGAAAAATAGTATATTATTTCATTGCTCCTCCCAAATAATAGACGTGAAAAACATAACTATAATTTATTTATAAAATTAAACACCGTAAAAACTTATATTGCTCCTTCATCTCCGTCAAGTTTAACTACCCCCGCACAGATTCGTTTTGTCGATAAATAACGTTCGAAGTGGGTAGTCCGTCTTCGCAAATTACACGACAAACACGCAATTACGACATTCTCACAATTATGGCCATACGTATTATCCAACCGTTCTATAGTCCACTGTTTGGGTTCTCTCACATATTCATACAATATATTTGTCGGTTCTTTACAATAAAAACATATCATCAATGATTCTTTCAATTTACCAATAATAAAATCGACCGTGACAAACTGCGAAGAATCGTATTTATTTTTCTTTAAATCTTGGTCTTTGTAACTTCGCAATTTCGCTTTAACTTGGGAATATATCATACGCTGGTATTTGTCGGGTAAATAACCGCCACCACCATCAACTAAACTCGCCCGATTTAATACCGATAATTGATTACTATATGTTAATTCTTCGGGGGAAAACTCCCAATGTTTGGTTTCGGTAATAACCCGTTTAGAACGTTCTTTTTCCGTTTTGATTTTTTCATGATTTGCCGTAAAAGGGGGGGAATATACAACCGATTGTTTCTTTACCCTCTTCGAAATATTCGTATTAAATATAATTGTTTTATTCTCCGATTCCATCTGCCGTAATACTTAAACTATATGTGTTTTTTAATAATGGACATTTCTTCCTCGGTTAAGAATACAACCGGAACGGTGGCCGACCCTGCGTTTTTTTCTTTAATAAACCGTACAAGTATTTCAACAATTGCACATATCCCCCTTTGTTTAATATTAATTGTATTTTCCGGCGTATACCCCTCGACCGGTTCTTCCATTCCAAACACCGACCGCTGGCGATTAAACAATTCAACGAAATAATTCAGTATTTCTATAGACCGCTGTTTTCCCGACTGTATTATATCAAACCCTTTATTTCGTTTATTATTTTTATCGCGAATTTTAAAAACGCCCTTTTCAATAAACCCGAATATATCACTTATCCGGTTAATTGGAACAACAAACCGTTTTAATTCGTCTAAAAAAGGCTTTGTATTGTATTGTTGAACCCATCCCTCCTGAACCGTGTATGAATAAATTGCCAAGTTTTGCTGTTCGTCGGTAAGCGCAAAGACGTGCTTTTCATTCGCTAGTCGTCTTTCTTTGAAATACTGGTATATTAATCTATTTAACTCGGTATAGATGGGTGAAAGTTGGGGTGCGGTTTCCGTTATTGGTACTGCCTTTCCACCACCATACATTTCATCCAGTAATAACAGCTTTTCTTTTAAATTTAAAGAATCAAGGAGTTTATATATAGAATATTTGACTATTTGTCCCGCCGTAATACCAAATGTAGTAACGATGTGATCGCGGACAATACGAATATTCATCGCAGTAGTTTGCCCCTTTTCAGGTATAGATTCAATATCATCGATTGTTAAAGAGACGAGGGTAGAGTAACTTCTCTCTATATCGTCTATTATTTGAATAACTTTTTCTTTTTTTTTCGGTTGGGTAGGAACGGGGGCAACCGGAGCAATTGATGAAAACGGTGCGGGGGGGGAAGGTGGAGCGAGTGGGGCAAATTCGGCGGCGGCGGCGGACTGGGAAGGTGGAGCGAGTGGGGCAAACTGTGAAACGGCGGGTGGACGAGGTATAAGAACGGAATCGTCGTCCCCGGGTTCTTTAAATTCTGCCGGCACTTGAACGTTCAACTCACTTCGTCTGTATTCGACAGGTGCATTTCTTTCATAAATACTTATATTTTCGTCAGTTATTTCTATCGGTTGAAAGGTATATATATCTCCTTTGTTAACCAAATTTCCTAACCGCCCGTACGTATCAATTAAATATTCATTTTTATTTTGAATAAGATAGGTTAAAGAACTATATATTTGTTCTAGTGGATAGGGACGTTGCGAATTTAATGCCTGTATAAGATTTTTTCGAGTATAAAACGGTCTTTCCCTAAAAAGTCCGCGAATACGTTCAATAATTCGCGAATTATTGTCGCTTATAAACTCCAACCCGAACGTACTTTTATCGGCTTCAAACGCGGGGTCATCAAAATCAACCGCCTTTTCTCCATTTACAGGAATGTGGCATTTATATTCGCAATTGTCCATATAGTCGCACATATCAGTATATGGTTTATCCCCGATAACATGGTCTATTTCCGCGCCTCCTTCACTACTTATATTAATTTTGACATTTTGATTCTCCACCAAAGCGGTAAACCGTTCAATAGAAAAGTTCGTTTGACCAATATTTAACATGCAATCTACCGCGGTTTCTTTGATAATTCGCGTAACACGGCCGATTTGAATCGCCTTCTTTTCCGCGGTTCGATAAACATATGTATCAGCGCATTCTTTCTCCTGGCTACTTGGAAGAATTGATGAATGAAGAAAGATTTCAACATTACGCTCTTCAAATGGCAAAGAACAATGACTAAGATTACGGACTCCGCGTCCGATAATTTGTTCTATACGATTCATGTTATACCACGGTTCCATAACATGTATTTGGCGAATATTGCGGAAGTCCAGGCCTTCGGCACCGGCTTTTGATATAATAACTACTTTTACGAGTTCTCCGTACTTGTTTTCTTCACTAGTAATATATTTTATATCTTCGTCATTTGTGGGTGAAAACGCAATGTCGCCGGAAATAATAATATATTTGGCGGGGGAAAATACGGCAGTTGCGTCTGTCATTTTTAAATCGGCGCGGGTTTTCATTGTGCCGGAATCGACGGGTTCGGTCGGTGGTGTTTGAAAGAGTGATTTTGTATACGACGCACTACCGTAACGTGTAATACCCATTTCTTCGAGAGCCAAACAAATTGGGACAATCCCGCCATCAATGTATTGCGAATATATCATTATTATCCCTTTTGAAGATTTGCGTATAATATCACATATTCTGGAAATTTTACCACTGTATTTTTTAATATTGTCACGATGAAATATACGCCCGTATTTGGCAAGAACTCCAGGTTTGTAATTATAGTTGAATTTTTCGGGTTGAACATTTTCGGCTGTGTTATCTTGGTATTCCATTATTTCGTCGAGTCCTTTCTTTCCAACAATAAGTGATATTTGGTCAATGGATTGTATACCCTCTGTTTCTAATATTTTATTTGGATATATAATATTTAAAGACTGTATAGGAAATTGTAATTTGTTGTAGCCGAACGCTTCAATCGTTTCATCCGGTGGTGTGTTATCGGGGGTGGTAGGGTCTCCCCTTACCGCTTGTGATACTACAGTTGTATAGTTTAGGGGCGGGTTATTTTTTTGAATTATAACTGAAGAAGGAGGGGCGGGGGAGTCGGTGGATGATTCCGTTTCATTTAATACAGGTATTGATCCTGTATCTGGTTTATTCTTATTATTATCATTATCAGGATTGAAAGAACCAAAGAGGGAAGTAAACCCGTTATATCCCCGTTTATTATCAGTTTCATTAATATTACTATTGGGGTTTTTGGTGGCGGGAGCGGGGTCTGTAGGCGCACCCCCCGTTATAGTGCCTGTCTCGGACGATTCTATTAAATCGTCCCCCCCATTTTCATCCGTATAACGGTAATTCTTTAAAAAATCAACAATCATATTATATCCCTTTTCTTGCGTTTCCCCCACATTTGTATAATAAATAGAAATATGTTGAAGGGGAGTTTCAATTAACGAGTCATTAATTTGATATTTTGGAGGAGTAACTTCAATATCTGTCTGTTTTTTATAAATTCTAAACGGAAATGAATACGGGTTTTCACTACGAACATAGGAAACATAACCCGTCAATTTGCGTATAAGAAGCGACTTCCCGTCTTCTTTCCACTGATTCTCGGAGTCGGTCGGGTTTGTAACCTTTTTAAAATTACCGTGCTTGTCAAATACATCCGTTATTTTTATCTGCGAACGTTTATCATTTATATTCAAAAGATTAATTAACCATATAATTTCCCTATAAGAATTATACATTGGTGTGGCGGAAAGAAGAAGGAGGCGTAGATTGTCGCTATGTTCCGCAATTTGAAAAAGAAACTTTGCCGTGCTTTTATTTTTATTATCGTCTACTAAACGTATATTATGGACTTCATCCACAATAATAAAGCGATTATTGAATGTTTTTTTGATGTTTTTAATACGGTATCTTTCACGTTCCTTTTCTTTTACAACGATTGGGGGTATGGCGTTTATTTTTTTACTGGCGTAATTAGAAAATTCTATATATCCCATAAAATCATAGTATGTTGAAATAATAGAATTAATACTACTTATAACCTTCTCCCGTGGCATGCCAGTCAATTGAGACGGGTTGATTTCATTAATAAACGTATTTCCGATACAAGACCGTATATTCCATATACCATTTACTTGTTTTAATTTTCTTTCATTGAATAGCTGAAGACGGAAGTTGTCCTGAACGTTTGGCGACGCAATAATAATAATTTTATGTCTATTTAAACCGACTTGTTTCATGTATTTGCGGTTTTCTTCGGCGATTCCTATAGCACTGCACGTTTTTCCAGTTCCAAGCCCGTGGTAAAGAAGAAGACTATTGTACGGTGTTTGTAATGAAAGAAAGTTTTTTACAAAGATTTGATGGGGGAATAATTCGAATTCTGCGTGACAGAGGGCGTTTGATTGTTTTTTAATATCATAAATATTACCATCGTAGCGGAAATCATTGAACTCTTTACGCTTGGCTATTTTGGTGTTAAAGTTAGGGTCATTAAGGTCGGGGTATAGAAAAGGAAACTCGTCAGTGGTCGGTTTTTCATTCATTTTATATTCGAATTTCTCTTTAAAATTCTTGGAGTCATTGCTGTTTTGGTCAAATTGCTGATTATCTAATTCTTTGGAATAATCTTCTGGTTTCAAGGAAGAAGGGGCAAATGGGAGTAACGGGGGCGGGGCGAATGCGGTAGTTTCTTCTTTCGGTGAAGATACATCACCTTCGTTTTTTTCCGGTGATTTAGTAATTAATGTATCTTCTTCATTTTCAAGGGCAGGCTCTTTAATAGAATCGTCGGGTTCTTTAAGGGTTTCGTCCACGAAAGGGGTAATATTGTTATTCGATGAAAGGCCATGTGAAGTGATATTTTCATTAGTAATAGGGGTAATGTCCGGACTACTACCAAGAGTTTTATTATTTAAAGAAGTAATCGTATCGTTTGGTGAACTGCTGTCAACTGTTTTATCGGTAGGTGATGGTGAAATAGTGTTATTTGATACACCAAGTATTTCATCGGCAGGGTTAACATCCGGGCTAGCGCTAACAGGTTTATAGGAAAGCGGTTTAATAGATTCATTTGGCGAAAGACTCGGTAAGCTAAGGGTTTCGTCGGCAGGGACACTAAGGGTTTTGTCGTCCGGGCTAGCGCTAACGGGTTTAACGGAAAGCGGTTTAATAGATTCATTTGGCGAAAAACTCGGTAAGCTAAGGGTTTCGTGGGCAGGGACACTAAGGTTTTTATTGGTTAAATTACTGTCAACTGGCGCATTTTTAACAACAATAACCTTCTTCTTTTCTTGTTTTACCGTAGTAGATTCACATTCGCCAGTTTTGCGATTTTTGCGATAACCATTCGGGCATCTTTTGTGTCCGGTTAAAGGGACTATTTTTGAAAGTTTCACTGTTGTATTTTTCGATTTACAATTCCCTGTTTTAGGGTTTTTATGGGTTCCGTTTGGGCATCTTTTGCGTCCGGTTAAAGGGTCTATACTTGGATGTTTTAATACTTCATTCTTTGGGTCACAATTTCCCGTTTTGGGGTTTTTACGGGTTCCATTCGGGCACCTTTTGCGACCAGTTAAAGCGTTTATCTTTGGAAGTTTCATTGTTGTATTTTTCGGTTCACAATTCCCCGTTTTGGGGTTTTTACGTGTTCCATTCGGACACTTTTTTTTAACATCTATATTATTTACTTTATCCAAATCCAATGGTAAGTTTGTAGTATTTACGGGTGGTAAAGGTGGCGGGGTTTCCGTCAACTGATTCGATTCTTCAACCGACGGCTGAACCGGATTTACAGAACTTGATAAACTAGCAGGTTTTGGTATAACTGGTTTAATATTTAATATTGGATCCAATCCAAAGTTTGCTATATCATTCACTATAGGATTAATATTTTTCAATAAAGATTGTTCTTGTTTGGTGTTCTTATTGGATTTAACTGGGTCACAATTACCCGTTTTACGATTTCTTTGTGTTCCCTTTGGACAGTTTTTTTTCTTTGTATTTACAGATTCCATAGTATAAATTATATGGTTATTATATTTTTTATAGGAATATTATTTATATGAGTAATTTAAATCAATTAATTGAGGATTTAGATGTAATCACTAAAAATCAATATCACCTTGTTAATAAGAAAATGTTGTTACGATGGCATCCGGATAAAATAATTAATAATTTGTATTTAAACAAGCACAAAGACGAAAAATTAACCACAAACATAGACGAAATAATTAAGTTTTTGAATTCGGTTAACTATTCGGAATCAAAAACCGCAGATATTAATGATATATCAAGAATTAGAGTAATTATACCTACTTTTAAAGATCAGTTAATAAACCGTATAGAATTTATTGAAGAAATAAAGAAAGAGGAAAAAAGAAAATTAGAAGAAGCAACAGAGAAAGCAAGAAAAGAATTAGAAGAAGCAAGAAAAGCAAAAGAGAAAGCAAAAATCGAACTTGAAAAAGCAAAAGAAAAGGCAAGAAAAGCAAAAATCGAATTAGAAAAAGATGAAATAATAAACGGAGCGTCAACCGAGAAAGAAAAACGTATATTGGAAAAAGCATATGAACATAAAGACCGTAAAGTAAAAGAAGCAACAATTGAAGAAATACAGCGTATAATCGATATTTCAATTGAGTATGCTAATAGTATAGGTATTTTTAATAATACACGAAAAAATACTTCATCCCCTTCTACAAATGATTACGTTGATGTTGGCAAATATTCTTCGTCTTCTTCTACAGGGAAATATTATGATGCTATGGTGTGGCCTGAACCGGAAGATGTAGGTGTCACTAATGAACAAACACAACAAGCTGATTCTTTTTTAAATGAGGCAAATCAACGATTACAAGAAGCACAGGAAGCACAGGAAGCACAGAAAGCACAAGAAGAAATTAATGAAATAAGAAGAGAGGAGGAAAAGAGAGACGAAGAAAGAAGAAAAAAGGAAAGAAGAGACACGGAAAGAAGAGACACGGAAAGAAGAGACACGGAAAGAAGAGAAGCGGAAAGAAAAGACACGGAAAGAAGAGACGCGGAAAGAAGAGAAGCGGAAAAAGAAAAAATAATAGCGAATAAATTAAAGAGTAGTAAAGAAGCAGCCGAAAAGTATGCGAAAGAAATCGACAAAATAGCTTCAGACAAAATAAATAAAATGGAAAAAGAAATAAATAAAATGGAAAAAGAAATAAAAATTAAAAAAAAAGAAATCGAACAACGTTCACGTAAATCCACCAATAAGCCATATAGAATAAATAAAAGTATAAAACGACGTCCTCATTCAGTGAATTTTATAGAAAAACCAAAAAACAAAACCCAAAAAGCATTAAATAGATTAATTAATCGAAAAATAGTATTAAAGAAGTTAACATCCAAATATAGCAAGATGGATGTTGACAAAGTTAACAAAACAGCAAAAATACACAGACATACCGGCTTAGTTCAAAACGATATGACTCAACCGATGGACGTTGATACCTCTCCTTCATACATCAAACCTCAAAAACCACACAGAGAACGAACATATATAAGTGAACCGATGGATATCGACTATAATCGCACAATATAAACCACCCCATCGCCTCCGTCCATTAGTTAAAAATACTATATTTATTTAAAGCATTTTCTATATCGGTTATCATTCGTTTTTTCTCCACATTATAGGAACGTATTAACGTCAAACATTCTTTGAAAGACACCCATTTGATACAAGATACTTCCGTCTTTTCAAAATCCCCCGTTTTTAAAGAATTTTCATATGACATATACATCAAATAATACTTATGTCGGTAACACTTTAAATTTGAACCAATAAACACCTCTTCAAATGTATTTACATTTTTTAAAATAGACATATCTTCTTTGGAATAGCCGGTTTCTTCTTGCATTTCTCTGACGGCACAGTCGTAGTCGTTTTCTCTGTAATTACGGCGCCCTTTACAGAATCCCCATTCCGGCTCTTTCCAGGATTCGGCGTTTAACGTTTCCTGTTCCATCCTTATTTCTTTTACAATTTCTGTAATTGTAAAATGAGAATTGCCATTTATAGACCATCCATTTTGTAATATATTGAATTTTTCGCGAACATTAAATTTCTCATTACCGGTCGTATTTTCAATAGAGGTATTGAAGTTATCCGTGGGTGTACCCCCGCCCCCGGAAGGAGAAAGTCTACCCAATTCGTCGTTCGGGTTCGGTTCATTGTTTTTCCACAATTCATACCACAGGTAATCGAACGATTCCGTCATTATTTGGTTTTGCTCAAACACCGACATATCATTAATAAGCCGTTTAATATATTTACGATTAAATAGTGAGTATTTACCCCTTAAAAAATCGACATATGAAATAGTATCTCTTCTGCGTATCATCAAGTATTGTCGTTCTTTTAAATTTGTTTCTGGAATTTGAATATATCGAAATACAATAATACCGTAACTAGTAATCGGGTTTTTACACTGATAAAAACCGTGTCCCGATTTACCGCAGTTATTACAATAATTAGTATAGTTTACCCCCGTATTATCGTGGGGTTTGATGGTCGATAAAATAAAGGCTGAACGTTTATTATAAACTTTATTCGGTGGTTCCTCTTGGCGACTGGGGCGACATTGTCTATTGCTCGTAGTATTTTTTTCCGGTTTTAAATGAGTTTCTTGGTGACTATTATACTCACCTTCGTATTTTGAAGAAGGTGGGGGTAAACAGTATGTCGAAGACGGCGGTTTTACACACATACCGTCTATATTTAAAGAACTGTTTTGTATATGGGGCGTACCCCCGAAAGAAAGAGTTGTACTATGGGCGGGGGGCGTGTTTTCGCGATAGTTATATAGTCCGGGTTTATTACCCCGTTCTCGTGAAATACTGGCCACTTTGCCGGTGTCTTTTTTACCCGTTTGGACAACAACATACCTAGTATGGGCGTAATTGGGCGGTGGTGGTGGTGTATTTACCTCGCTTTTATTCAATTCTTGTATTCCTATATCGGTATTACATGACGACTGATTATTCAAAAAATAAGGAGTCAACACCTTTCGATAAACAACCGAAGGGGGATCCATATAATTTTTATAGTTGTTTGGTTGGTATTCCATTTTTATAAATTAACATAGTTAATCATATAGTTATTTTTTATATAACTTTATATATTTGATTACCGCGAGTGTAAAAGACTATGAAAAATTCAAAGAAACTAAACGCAAACGTATGGGGAAGGCATTATTGGTTTTTCTTACATACAGTTGCTTACAAATACCCGGAGTTTCCAAATGCCGTTACAAAACGCAAATACTACGACCTAATCAGCAACTTTCCGCTATTTATTCCAGACGAAGAAATGGGGGATCGTTTCGCGACGCTTTTGGACAGTTACCCAGTTACGCCGTATCTGGATACTCGCGAATCTTTTATTAGGTGGTGTTGGTTTATACACAACAAGGTAAACCGCATATTGGGAAAGGATGAAATTGAGTTATATGATTCTATTAATAAGTATTTCGAACAGTACGAAAATCCTATAGTAAAATCCGGTTGGTGGATAAATGACTTTTGGGTTTATAATAAAAAAAACGTGGTGTTTCTGTTTTTATTACTATTTTTAATTGCTATTTTGTTATATATACATTTTACCCGTGTTTAGTCGATTTGTCGATAAAGGATAACACTCGGTAAATAATTAATACTATTTCATAGAGTGCTTCGATTATATTATCTATAGCAATTTGATTAATATCAATATGTGTGTATTTAGTCATCTTTGGTGGGTTCTATTATTACGTTATTACGTTACTGCGTTATTACGTTACTATTACATTAAAACAAAATCAATTTTTCAACTTACTATCGCTTTTTGTAAATGAATCGTTGAAATACAGGATTGTTTAATTGGTTTTGTGGAGTGTGTTGAGATACCTTATGTGCGATAGCGCGATATAGTTTAAATCCAGGGTGTCGTTCTTCTCCTGATTTTGTGTAAAGAATGTTTTTTCCGTTGTCATCTAGACACCACTCGTAAATAATTCGTTGGAACTTATCCAGATTCTTTAAACACGGCTTGTAATCGTTTCCATCAATGACGAAATCGTATATACTACATCCTAGACGGCAAAGATCGAAACTATAGTTTGGCAATACGGTTGGTTTCTTTGAATTGTGAAACGGGGGAAAGTTGTATTGGGTGGATGCGTCGCCTTGTGGCGAGAAACTGTCGCTACAAAATAGTTTGTTTTGAAATTTATATATTGCTCTTCCAAAGTCAATGAGTTTAAAGATACGCCCGTATGTTGGAACGCGATATGAAATATTATTATATACGTAATATAAGTATTTTTGTTCAGTATTTACATATGTTATATTATTTGTATGAAGGTCGTTATGCGTAAAATGAAATACTTTTTGATATACAATAAGTGTCATTATTATTTGAAATAGTGCGGAAATACCGATTTGTTCGTTGATTAAATCGTTCATAAACAACTGGTCGAGAGTCCCGTCACACTTTTCCATACAAATTAATTGTATAGGAAAATTTTTAATATATGCGTGTGTTTCATTATCGGGAGTTTCGTCTTCGTCCTCGTCTTCCCATTCCTCTTCATTCTCGTCGTCTTCGCTATCGTCGTCTTCGATATCGTCGTCTTCGATATCCATGTTATCATCGTCTTCGCTATTCACCATAATGTCTTCTTTGTTATCATCATCGGCACTTTCTTCTTTCTCATCATCCTCGTCACTGTCGTCTTTACTTTCTTCCTCGCTCTCCTCATCCTCTTCATCACTTTCCTCGCTGTCCTCCTCCTCTTCATCGTCGTCGTCTTCTTCGCTTTCCACACATTTACTATTATTTACTTTAGAATACAGTTCTTCCGGTTCACCCTGTAGACCCGTTTCCATATCAGCTATTTCAATTGGTATTATATCATCAATAACAAGTTCTGTTGATTTTTCGCTATATATACGTATTTTTGCGCGATTTGTATTTGAAGAACTTGAACTAGTTTCCATTAATAGTGGATTTTTCAGATTTTCTAAAATAAACAATTTATCGACATTCAACTTGAAGAAATCGAAGTTTCCCAGGTACTCTACGTCTTCTTCTATATTAATTTTAAAATGTTCTTGTATACCTAAATACGAACCATAAAAATCAATACCGTGCTGAAAATTGTAACTATTTAATAGGACACTTGAAAGATAATAAAAAAGACAGTCAACATAAGAGGCGTTATGTATAAATGCCAGTTTCGAATCAATCGTTTTACACCCTTCCACCCCGCCCCCGCTACTAGTAAACCCAGGTAGTTTAACCGATGTGTCGGTGTCCAATATTGCCGTTGCGCCATACTTACCCGCCATATAACGTACTGGGTCAATCAAGGGGGAAAACTTGATATATAGCTCTTTTTCAATAATTTTACCAGTAACCGTATCGATAATTTTAGTAGGAACTTTCGATTTATCGTGAAAAACACACTGGTATTTATGGTTAAATGAAACTTTATTATAGTTCTTTTCATTTAATTCAAAGAAAACGGAGTAAAGCGGGTTATATTGCTGTATATGTTGAATATTAAATGGATTATAGAAATGTTCACGCTCATGCTCACGCCCACTTTCATCACCTCCCTTATTATCAGTGGATGTATTGCTTGTATCAGTATAGGTTAATTTTGTTTTATAATAACTAAAAAATGGTGTAATGTCTCCTATAGTATCTATATTTTGTTCTAAAACATCACGTTTAGAAGTATTTGCGTTATTTTTCTTTAAAGAAGTAAAAGAAGCCATATACATTGTTTACTAAAACTAAATTTATTAAAAAAACGCGGTTATATGTAAATATGGATTATTACTCAACTCTTATTTTTATTACACTCGGTTGTTCCTTATTGTTATTATTACTATCATTTTATGTAAAATTCTTTAAAGGAGAAAGCCCGTCTGCGCAAAAATACCCGTTTCTTTCATCCAACAACTATGACGAAATACCGCGAGTTGTTTATCAAACTTGGCATACTGAAGAACTTCCCCCTAAAATGAAAGAAACAAATGACCAATTTAAAAAAGACAATCCGGAATTCGAATATATTCTATTTAACGATGCCGAATCACGCGAGTTTATAAAAACACATTTTGACCGGTCGGTAGTAAAAGCGTATGATAGCCTTAAACCGGGGGCATTTAAATCCGATCTATGGCGATACTGTGTTTTATTTATTAATGGGGGTGTTTATTTAGATATTAAATATGCTGTAAATGGCGACTTCCGTTTAATTGACCTTTTTAATACGGAAAAATACCCACTACCGATGGTGGTTGAAACTAGCCCACTTTACGTATATACTGGACTTTTAGTAACTCCACCCAGAAACCCACTATATGATATTTGTATTCGCCGTATTGTTGAAAACGTGGAGAACCAGTTTTACGGCAATTCGCCGATGGCACCGACTGGTCCGGAGTTGTTCGGGGAAATCATTTGCGACGAAGATAAAAAACGCGCGGTTCTTTTTTATTATGACGACTATTTTTTAAAAAAAGGGGAAGAAGAAAACCGCGCAAAGTATCGAAAACGCGGGTTTATTAAAGATACACGAACCGATGAAAATGTTTTATGTCATTATTTGGATTATCGAATTGAACAGCACAAATACTCAAATACTGAATATTGGATGAATTTATGGGCAAATAAGGATATATATTATATGAAAGAATGTTGGTTTTCAAAGACAGTATCTCTACTCCCTTTACCATTGAAAAACATTATATATGATTTATTGGATGGGATGAAAATGGAAGGTGAATGTGTAAAAATTGATTATAAATTAACAAATATATTACCCTCTACAAAATAACTTAATACACACACGCTCACAGACTTACTCATACTTAAAGACACTCACTTATACTCCAATAAAATGATATATAAATTTAAAAGTTGGATTCAGTTGGATAAATCCGTTAAGTGTTTATTTCCATTTATTCAAAAACTGAATTTACTTGTAGAGTATATTCCGCTTATGAACGACGATGATATCGAATTTCTCTCGTGTAATCGACAAGCCGTTCCATACTTAACATTGAAAGAAAATCAATCTAAAATTTGTTGGGAGTGTTTCTTGCGTAACGAGGAAGCAATCGAGTATATAAAAAAATACCAGCATATTGTAAATTTCAATTGGGAAAATGCATTCGAAATATTAAATAATTGCAGTCCAGAGGCAATAGAAATAATCGATAAATACCTATATGATGAAATACACGATGAATTTCCGATGGTTTGGAACTGGCTTTCGTCAAACACAGGGGCGGTTGAGTTGTTGAAAAAAAAATACTATTATTATATTGATTGGGGTCAATTATCAAAGAACCCGGAGGCTATACACTTATTAAAGAGGAATATTGATAAAATAGATTGGAGTAATTTATCGGGCAATAAAAACGCGATTGATATATTGTTACAACATCCAAGTAAAATAGACTGGCGGGCGTTTTCAAGGAATACGAATCCAATCGCAATAAAGATGTTGGAGGAAAATCCCGATAAAATAGATTGGGGAAACCTAACGCGTAACCCGGCGGCAATACATTTATTGGAGGCCAACCCGGATAAGGTATCGTGGTCAATTATTCTATTAAATCCAAATATATATGATTATGATTATGCTAAAATGAAGATGAATATGGATGTATTACGCGAAGAAATGATGATAAAGGTATGGAAACCGTCGCGGGTAATGAAATGGATAGCGGCGGGATGTGATGAAATACTGGAGTAATATGTTTACCTAAATAACGACTATAACATTATCAAAAAGAAAAAAAACACAAAAAAACGTTTTTTATTTGAACCATCTTATAAACGCAGTATCAATGCAAAATAGTATATGTAATATTTCACCGAGTATGAAAAGAGCGAGTAAACATATCCAAAACTTAATTTTAAAGAACCAGGAAATTAATAAAGCGCCAATAATAGTTTGTACGATATCCATAGTGGCTAAACCGAATATACGATATTGATGAATTCCTTGATTTGGAATACCGAATATATGTTTATATTTACAAAGTGGCCAAGAAATATTAGAGTTGCTAGTTGCGTTTTCGGTAAAACTCGTTGGTGAAAAGGTGTAAGATGACATTTATTGTTGGTTTTATATATAGAATATTTACAGGAATCTACGGTTCCCCGTACGCCCCTCCCTTACTATCGGCGTGGTTAAAACGGTTATTTGTTGATACGTGTGCCTGGTTTATGCGCGTTCGAAGACAAAATTAATAAACATAAACTTGAAACGTTCTTTCAAAAATAGTTATATAGAATTCTTTACACCTTTGCACATTTAAAACGCAGATTTTATTTAATCATTGACTATAATATTATTTAATTATTGAAAATGTAGCATAAGGAGGTTCTAATTTATCATAACTACTTATATTATAAAAATAACCACAAATTTTTATTTTATCAACATAAAATTCTATATATTTTGTATAATCATCTTCATAACCATTTTTGTCAATGCCATTATATTTTTTATCAATTTTGAAATATTTGCAGCCTAATTTTTTTAAATAATCTTCTAGATTATAATATTTAACATTATGTTTTCTTGAAATAAAAGTATCTATATTAACCCTTTAACGTTTTTCGTGTTTTTACGAAATCCAAATATTTTACTTTTTATAAAATAATTGAAACCATATATGGTATAGTATACCATACAACTTATACAATTTATAAAAATTAATATTTGAAACCAGTTATGGTGTATTAAGGGTTGATGTTATGTAAATACACAAATTTCATTAACCCTTTAACGATTTAACTTGCGGATTTGATTGTTAATGAAGTTTATATTTTTACATATTATTATCTTTAGTGACACTATAAAATATTTGAAACCATCTATGGTAATAATTGTATATATAACTTTACATAATTCAAAATTCATTTACCGACAAATTCGTCGGTAAAATCGTTAAAGTGTTAAATAAAATTTATAAAGACGATACATAAATATTGTCTATAAGTAAATTATTATTACTTGATATAAAACTACAATAATTATTATTATAAGAAAGAGGATTTAACTTAAACGGGGTTAATTCTTTTATTTTTTCCTTTACACTGTTGGAAATACTACAAGTTACATTATAACTTGCATCAATTCGTATATTATAAGTATACCAAATGTTAGAGGGAATTAAAATAGATAAATCTGTAGGATTATTACCTAGAGACAAACTCACAGAATTAGTAATTCCACAATAACTAATATCGTTTGATAAACAAAGACATCCGCCACCAGTTCCGTCACTTGTAGTAAAAAAATTAAAATATGCACTACACTTATCGTAAAGATATGCATCAAACGTAAAAAATACTCTTAATGGGTCAATAATCATAAATGAACGATACATATAACTACCTGCATATAAATTAAAACATGGTATGCTGTTACCATTATAGTAATCTATTTTATATAATTCGCCTATATTACTATCAAGTAATATAATACTACTATATTGATTGTTTTTTTGAATAGCATATGCATTTCCTTTATTATCACTTATTAATCCAGTTATTATATCGAGTGCATTTGTATAAACATTTTTTATATAGCCTACATCATTATATACATTAATAAAATAGTTGATATTATTAGTTTCGTAAATATAAATATTACCTGTAGTAGTTATTGTTGAATAAATAAAATCATTACAACTAGTATCTACAAAAGAAATATTACTTGAGTCATAACTATCTAATATATTTTGGTTTATGTACATAAATTTATATTGATTATTAGTACTATATTGTGGTGTTGGATAGTATCCATCATCGTCAGCATTGTAAATATAAAGATATTTACTAATATAAGTTGTTGTTAAACCAAATAAATAATATTTGTTATTGTAAAAAGCTATATTTCCATATACTAAATATGTTTTATTATTAATTTCATCTATATAATTAATATTAGATAACGTTTTTTTGTTTGAACCATTAATGTTGCATGTAAGTATACTTTTTCTAATACTAGTATATGGTAATAGATCACCATTAAAAGAATATATACTTGATAACAAGCGAGAGTTAATAAAAAATATATTGTTATTTACAACTAATCCTGTATTTAATTTAATTAAATCATCATCTACGGAAGCTCCGAAAACATTAGTTGGATAATTTCTTATAAATTGTTTTGAATATATTTTATTACTACTATTACATAATGTAGCTGTTAATGTCAATTGATTTATTTTATATATATTTAAATATATATCAATATCAGAATCTATTACTAAATCACAAAAATATATTACACCATTACTATTAGTAATTGATTTAATATTATTAAATTTAGTATTTATTGGTATTGTATCTGTCTGTATGTATGTATTAAAATGTGATGAATTAAATAAACATACATTATTTCTTGTAGCTACATATAAATTATTACTATTATCAAATACTGCACAAATTATAGAAGCATTTAAGTTAAAAATATTATTCATAATAAAATATTTTTATGTTATATATTTCACATTTTTTATTAATTCGTAATTATTTAATCATTGTTTGATTCAACCTGCATATATGCGTGTTAACTAAATCTTGTATTTACAACACTAAATATATATTTTGTTACTAATTCTGGTTGTAAATATTTTATAAAAGGTAAAAATGTCGAAAAGTTAAAGGGTTAAATTATATACAAAATTAATAATTTTATTAACCCTTTAACGATTTTACCGACGGATTTGTCGGTAAATGAATTTTGAATTATGTACAGTTATATATACAATTATTACCATAAATAGTTTCAAATATTTTATAAAAGGTAAAATATTTGGATTTTTTGTAAATCATTGAGAACGTTAAAGGGTTAACCATAAAATCATGAGGTTAAATCGTTAACTTGTAAATAACATATTATTTGATACAAACCATGTATCAAAAGTACTTCCATCGAAATAGTAAGTTGTAGGTATAATTACCTCATTTATTACATTTTGACCACCTAAATTTATTGCTTTTACTGAAAATTTGTATATTGTTATTGTATCATCATACGGAATAATAAATGACCCACTTGTATCATAGTCAATATTGTTTGTTGTATATTTATAAATTACATTATCCTCAATATTGCTAATATTTATATTAATTCCAATTGAATCTAATAAAATATTTAATATTGGAGTATTAGCTAAAGTATAAGTATTTAATGTTTGTACAATAGAATTCCCATATAATATAGCTTTTATATAGCTAGTATATTCTGTATTACTTTTTAATCCGTATAAAGTATATTTAGAATTAATATCAAAATTTTTAGAAACAGTAAAAAGGTCGTTGTTTCCATATATATAAGATACTCTTTCTTGTATATTTTGAATAGTATATGTAATACTAGAAGAAGTAGATATAGTTTCTATTATCATTGGATTTATAGATAAATCAACAGTCAAAATACCACTATTGCCATATAAATTAGAGGAATATATGTAAATTTTATTACTTCCACTATAATATGGTATAGTTAAAACTGTTCCATTAACACCATTACTATTTGAATTAATTTCATTAAATGTGTCAATTAAATTAGTATAACTATAATAGTATTTATTCGCATTTACATCCTCGTTAATAGTAATAATAATATTGCCATTATTTATTGAAACAGTCTGTATGGTGGGGGTCATTGGCGGTGAATCGCCTCCCTCACCCGTCATTGAAGGCAAATAATACAAGTATTTATGTCCAAATTTCGGTGGAACAATCGCACCACCCGCACGGGTTCTACTAATAGCACTATTTACAAAATTCATGTCATTTTTTGAATGATAAGACAACTTACCATCGAATGAAACGACTCCAATTGCCTTAATGCTTTTGGTTTTTATATAATTAAAAGAGTCTTTATTACCCCCAATCCATTTTTTTGTTAATTTCGTATTTGTATCTTTTTGTAAATCCGCTTGAATCGAATAAAACATTTTTTTTCCCATTTCAAAAGAACTATCTGAATTACTAGTACTATCTTTTAATGGTGAAAAATTTGTGATTTTCATTTTATATAATTATTTATTTTTATCGACGATAATAATTCTTTTTTTCGGTTTTACATTGGGTTCATTCAATATTCGAACATTATCTAAGAATTCGTTCAAAGAAACCATATTTTGTTTATTTTCCGTTTGACCTTCAATTATTCCTTGTATTCGGTCTTTCATTTCTTTAAGTTCAGTATATTTACACCCTTGAAGATTTAAAACCGCACAAAAATGCGACTCCTTCTACCATATTTTTCAAAGTGGTGGAATTAAATAAAATAATAGGCGTCTGTGTTTCCACCGAAATAATCCAATAATCTAAATTGGTAAGGTAATAATCTTCACTATATATTGCCATTTCGAAAGAAATAATCCCTTTGTTTACACGTTCGATCAAATCTATTTTACCTTCTTTCTTTAATCCTTTAACGTTTTCCATGTTTTTACAAAAATTCAAATATTTTACTTTTTATAATATATTTGAAACTATTTATAGTGTAGTATATCATACAACTTATACAATTTATAAAAATAATTAACCTTGAAATCCGCAGGTTAACCCTTTAACGTTTTCGGTGTTTTTATAAAATCTAAATATTTTACATTTTATAATATATTTGAAACTATTTATGGTAATAATTGTATATATAACTGTACATAATTCAAAATTCATTTACCGACAAATCCGTCAGTAAAATCGTTAAAGGGTTAAAATAGGCGTTTTAAATGTGCAAAGGTGTAAAGAACCCAGTTTATGCGCGACCGAAGGGAGCGTACACAAAACCAATACACATAAACTTGAAACGTTTCTTTCAAAAATAGTTATATAGAATTATTTAAAGACCCCCGTCCTTGCGCGACCGAAGGAAACGAGCGTCCGGTAAATCTACGGTAAAACCTACGGTGCGGGTAGTAAGGGAAGGGGCGTCCGGGGAAACCGTAGGTTTCCCGGATTTCCTGGAGTTACTGCTCACTTTTCATTCGATCCATCGCCGTTTTTTTGCGATGACAATTCGGACAAAGACTAACCAAATTGGTCAAATCATTCGTCCCCCCCTTGTAAAGAGGCACTATATGGTCTACTTCGTAGGTAGATGACAGCTGTTGTTGACAATGTCCACATTTCCACCCCTGTTGGGCACTAATATATTTTTTCTTCGTCTCCGACACTGACCGCTTATGTATTGCGTCCGGCTTTTTTATTTTCTGTATTTCAATAATCGGGTATTTATCCCCCCCTCCAATATAGTTACCACTATTCCCCGACCAATTCGTTTTACTACTAAAATCTAATATAGGACTTATCATATTTACGGTGCTTTTATCCAAAGGAAGGTATTTTACGTATTCATTTGAAGTTACCAATATTTGCTGTGCATTTAAAGGGTTCTTTTTAATCAAGTAGTAAATTACAAAGAAACCAACCAACACACCTGCCATTTGCCAGTATTTCTTTCGTGAAGTAATATATCGCATTATTTTACCTTCGTAGTAAATATTTGCCATTACTAAACTGGCGATAAAAAAAAGCACTATTTCTATTCTCATATATACTTAGAATATACAAGGACTAAAGAGAGGAGTAGTAAATATACATTGGGTAAAACATTAAAGGGTTAAACACCTTAAGAATGAACATAAAATGTATTAGTATTACCGAAAAACTGAAATATCGTTGTAATACGCGTTGGAACGTTACGAAACTCGTATTCTTGTCCCGCTTCTGCTAATTTCGTCCCCCCCTCAATTAACTTATATTTATCAATACCATAACGTTCTTTAAACTCATTGCCAATAGCGAATATAAATTGTGCCAAAGTAAGACTAGTCGAGAAGGTTAATATAACCGTTTCACCTGTCTTTAGCAATTTAAACATATATTTTTTTACTTCCCCGTTTGTAGAATTTTCAGTGGTAGGTTGTGCGTTCATACTTGCTGTTTTACTGTACCCCCTCAAGTAGTTTAGTAAAATATAATCAATTTTTTACAAACCCTTTCCTCCCTCTACCCGTTTTATTCTTGGTCTAAGTAACCTATATATAACAATTTGTTTAGAATGAGTAGTGTGTTATACCCGTCCAAATTCAAAAGTAGATTAATGTCTCATACTAATTTAACCCCCAAATATGAATATTTTGCTGGCAATGTTTACGACATAAAGCCTCCAAAGAACCAGTTGATTTGTTTATATACTAATAAAACAAACCAACCCCCGACGTTACGTTATTCACAATACAGGACAAATAGTTTACACTTTATAAATTATTTGAAAATGTGTATATCGTCGTTTATTTACCGGGTTATTTCATTTTCAAATAACGTGTATAGATGGTTTCGACGGTGACTCGCATATTATATATTTATGAACAATTAATAATATTAAATCGGTAAATAATCCTAGTATTTTAATTTATTACAAAAATATTTTTAACGAAACCCTATATGGTTTTATAAAAACACGGAAAATGTTAAAGTTAATATCACTGCTTTGATTTATATAGGTTAAAAATTCGGGTTATCGGTAAAAATTTCGGCGGTGTTTGCGACGGCGGACAACGAACTGCCTCCGCCCCCAAGAATGGAAGAAGCCGACGATTTGGTATCCGTTATAATATTTATAAAATCTTGAATATTATCACTAAAATAAAAACATATATAAGTCGCGGTTAAAGAAGATATAAAAACAATAAGCGCATCCCGAAAAAGGACTTTTATAGGTTTTACATCATTATCAATAAACTTCATTTCGACAAACTTGCTAATACAAAAAAGGACAGTAGCAATAACGGGAACAATTAGTATATTCTGTGAAACGGTGGACATTGACAAGAATTATATAATTAAAACAAAAATAATTATATAATACGGACGAGTGGTGGGGCGGGGACATGGGACGAGCGCGAGGGCGGGTGAAAGCTATATATTTTTTATAGTTCTTCTACGTCCAACAAAGGAACAGAATCCATATTTCCACCGCCCATACCATTAATATTAAAGACATCAATACTTCCTAAATCTACGCTATCATCGTGTATTTTTATTTTATCACCGGAATTGTCATCGTCTTCTTCTTCCAGTTTTCGTTTAATTGAATTTGACATACTGATCTCCTCAAGTCTTTCTAAATCCTTCGGTGCGTTTTCTTCACTTTTAACCCCCTTCTCATCAATAACATAATCTATATCATTAAATTTTAACGTAGTAGTTGGTTCTTCTTTATCATCGACATTTTTAATTATTGGAACGATTTCTGGCGGAGGTGGTTCGTGTAGGGAGTCGGCATCCGCATCCGCGTTCGCATTGGGTTCGGCGTCGATGCCCGTATCCGTACCCGTTTTCTTAAGACCGTCCAATAGCCCCCCCTTTACAACGGTGTTATCGTTAATTGCCGGATCTTCTATATTTTCTATAATAACCTCTTCTTCGTGTTCTACCGATTCATCCAGGTAAGCACGAACAATTTGCTCGGTTGGAATACTTTCTCGTATAGTTATCATTATACATTCCCGAATAATAGTTTCTATTTCACGGTTGTTTTTCTGTGTTTGAAGTGGAGAAATCCCCGCCCCCCGTTCAAATAGGTAAACATTGGCGTATATTTTACGGGCAACTTGTATATAAACACTATGAATAAAATGGTCTAATTTAGGTATAGAAATATCGATTTTCTTCTGTTTATTACCAACCCGAATACAGGTAAGTACTTTCAATTGAATAATATGGACACATGTAATTAACTCATTTATATAGTTACATCCACTTTTGGTAATTATTCTTTGAACTTCTTCCTGTATAATAACAGAATTCCATTGTGGAATTTTCGATAGAAGATTTTGAAATGTCATCAAGTATTTGACAGGTTCGTTGTTTTCAATACACATTTTAAGCGCTTCATTAAAAATGGATTTTATACCTTCGTTTATATGTGGAATTAAAATATATGTTAATCTTTCACACCATTCATTTCTAGAGTCATTAAGTGTTGGGATTAAAAAGTCGTCCATAATACTTTCTAAATATGTGATTTTATTATATTATTTTTCGATGATTTAAACGGAACTGGAGGGGGGGGGGGGCGGGGTATTTACGTGGCTTTTTTTGCTTGTAACGTAGCCTCTATATTTTCCAACGCAACCGAGTAGGGAACAATTCCGTAACCGCAATCGGCAAAGAACGTTTCATAGTTTTTCAAATTAGTATCCAAATTATTTAGCCTTACTGCCACAAATTGTGTCCCGTAGTCTTTAATAAACGGTTCTATTACAGGGTTTTCTTTACTGCCTGTAACATCTGGGTATGTCAATTTTAAAACCGTCAAGTCCGTCGTTTTATCATCGCTGTTTATATTCGGCGGGTTAGTGGTTTGTTTTAACAAACTGTTATATGTTATTAATCGTAAAGAATTACTTCCCCCCTCCAAATTTACATATTTAGACAAATTGTAACATTGGTTTTGGCTGGTTTCTATACCCTCGCAATTTGGATAAGCGTCGTAATCAGGAGATTTATTTACATCTACTATTAATACTATTTTATTCATTATATCTTCCAACTTCGTAGATGAGTCCACCCTACCCTGATAAAGTCGGTTACTGATATTTTTATCAATTGACTTCGCCACCATTTCATAAATACTGTTATCTTTTGAATTAAAACGGAGATTAATAAAGAGCGGGTCGTTAATGTTTGGTGTGGGCGCGGAAAACGCTTCCGTTACTATATTGTACATTACTTGTCCAAATGGCAGGGTATTCGAAGAGGAGATTTTTACCGTCCTCATTAAATCATTATTGTATCCTACACAAGGAAGGCCATCTACCATATAAACTTCAAAGTCCAGATACCGATATCCACGACTTAATGCGTAAGTAATCGCCTTAAATGACATTGATGAACCTATATATGCAGTATTATAAGACGATTTAATGATATAGTCCTTCAATGTCAGTCCAGGGTAGTCGCCGGGTCGTATGGTTTTCGTTTTCGGGCCAGAATCGTTACTCGTCATAAATTTAATATTGTCTTCGTCCCCGGAAAATCCCTCATTCATGCCCCCAACGGTGAATGCCGAAGAAAGTTCTGGTTGAAAGTCGCATAAATTTCGTTGGTTTTGTATAAAACGGAACAATAAATAAAATGCTATAATAATAATTAACACTATTGAAAGTTTCTTATACCAGGGTAATGATTCCATATAATATATGTATATATAAAGAATAATTTTCAATAATAAATATGGCGGGTGGATTATTCAATTTAGTCAGTGTTGGAAACGCCAATGTTATTTTAACTGGAAATCCAACCAAAACCTTTTTTAAAATCGCTTATTCTAAATATACTAATTTTGGACTTCAAAAATTCCGTTTAGATTACGAAGGAAGCCGTGATTTGCGTTTAACAGATGATTCCGTATTTCAATTTAAAATAAAAAGATATGCGGATTTACTAATGGACACCTATTTAGTTGTAAACCTACCCGATATTTGGAGTCCTATATACCACCCTTGCCCACAAAATGATGGAGAATGGACGCCCTACGATTTCCGTTGGATTAAAGACATCGGTATTCAAATGATTCGTTCTGTTGAAATAAACTGTGGGTCGATTCTTATACAACGATATAGTGGCGAATACCTATTAGCAATGATGGAACGCGATTTTTCAAGCGAAAAAAAGGAACTATTTAACCGTATGTCTGGAAATGTCGTCGAATTAAATGACCCGGCAAACGCATATGGACGGCAAAATGTGTATCCATCGGCTTACTATACATCAAACACAACGGGCGCAGAACCGTCCATACGCGGAAAAACTCTATATATCCCACTTAATACATGGTTTTCTTTGAATAACCAGTCCGCGTTTCCACTAATCTGTCTTCAATACAACGAATTGACGATAACGGTAACCCTCCGTCCAATCCAGGAGTTGTTTCAAGTCCGCGACGTATTCGATCCACAATATAATCATCCATATATACAGCCGGATTTTACACAGGAGCAGTTCCAAACATATCGGTTCTTACAAACACCCCCTTCAATTCGCATAGATTCCAATGCTTATAAAAACACGGTAAAAACGTGGAACGCCGATATACATTTATTATCTACATATTGTTTTCTTTCAAATGAAGAATCGCGTAAATTTGCGATGGAAGATCAGGTATATTTAGTAAAGGATGTTTACCAATATTTCTTTGAAAACGTGGCTGGTAATTCAAAAGTCAGGCTTTTTAACTCCTCGTCAATGGTAAGTAACTGGATGTTTTTTTTCCAAAGAAACGACGTTAATATGCGAAATGAGTGGTCAAATTATACGAATTGGCCATATAATGCCTTGCCGTCAAACCTGGTATTGCCCAGTAACGCGTTACCCACCGATATTAACTCGGGAGTTTCAAATAATGATGAGAAGATTTTATTTGGACCAAATCTACGTTCCGACAGCAATAATACGGGTTTACTTATTACGGGCGATTTTTCTCCCTATAATCGTAAAGAAATATTAAATACACTCGGGATCGTGTTAGAGGGGGAGTACCGTGAAAATATTATTGACAGGGGAATATACGATTACGTCGAAAAATACGTTCGAACCAACGGATTTGCGAGAGAAGGCATATATTGCTATAATTATTGTTTAAATACGTCCCCATTCGTTTATCAACCGTCAGGGGCTATTAATATGAGTAAATTTAAAAATATTGAATTGGAATTTACGACGTATGTTCCGCAGGTTGACCCTATCGGGGCTAATTTTAGCGTAGTATGTGATACTGGTGGAAACCCGGTGGCAGTAAGTTCAAAACAGGCGTGGCAACTATATCAATACAATTACAATTTAACAGTTTTTGAAGAGAGATATAATGTCCTTTCTTTTATCAGTGGTAATTGTGGAATGATGTGGGCAAGATAAAGTAACGCGTAATTATATAAACCAGAATTATTATGTGCTGGAGTGCTGACGTTTCGTTAAAAACGTTTTTATTTTCCGCATGTGTATTTGTTCTTGCTTGGTTGAACGGGTTCAAACGAAAAATAATGTTTCTTTATTTTTCGTTTATTTTGATGCAACTAATCGAGTTTTTTCTTTGGCGAAACTTAAAGAATGAACAACTGAATCGCCTATTTTCATTTATGGCGTTTGGACTATTGGCAATTCACCCATTCGCGTTTTGTATTATAATAACCGACCCAGCAATTCAACGCTGGTTTTTTGCGCTATATATAGTATTTCTTTCATTGACATTATACATTCACACAACGAAAACGGTGGATTACTCGGTGAGTGTGGCGGAAAACGGACATTTACGTTGGAACTGGGTAAAAAGCTACGAGGTCATCTATTATATATATCTTATTTTCTTCTTCGCTTTGTTAATTGAAAAAGAGTATATAGCGTTTATTATAATATTTGCGACCTACATTTATAGCATAATTAGTTATTACCAGGAAGGGACATTTAGTTCTTTGTGGTGTTGGACGGCAAATATGATAGGTATCTTCATCATTTTACGCGTCTTACAACATAAAGATTTAATCTATATTGACTATACTCAACACGTTTTTAAAAATGAACGAAGAAAATAACGTATTAACAATAAAAACCGTTCAAATCCAGCCTATACGAAACGTTTTTACGGCAATAAAGGACATTCTCGCCGATAGCACAATTACTTTTACCAAAGAAGGGCTAAAAATTATTAATTTCGATAAAACACATACTATTTTGGTAAACGTGTTTTTGGAAGCCAGTAAATTTGAACACTATGTTTGTAAGCCGGATAAAATCGTCATATGTGCGAATACGTTGCACCTTTTTCGCGTAATTAGCACTATCTCGAATGACGATACACTGACAATTTATATAGAAAATTCCGATTATCACGAAGGAGTGGTAAGCAATATCGGGTTTCAGTATGATAATGGCGACATTCGACAATGCTACAGTCAAAAGTTACGGTTAATTGAACCCGATCTGGAGGAATTGGTAATTCCAGACGTAGTATATACCACGGTTATTAATCTTCCAAGCACGGATTTTCAGAAAATTATTCGCGATTTAAACTGTATTAGTGACCGCATCGAAATACGCAGTATTGGAAAGGATCTTATATTTACAGCGGAGGGGTCATTTGCCAACTTAAAAATCTATCGTTCCGCACACGACGGATATATGGAGTTTATTAAAAACCCGGCGGATGCGTCCACCGTTATCCAGGGGATGTTCAGTTTGAAATCGCTTTCTCAGTTTATTAAATGTACTCCCCTTTGTAATATGATAGAATTGTATATAGACAACAACTTACCGCTTATTGTATCATATGATGTGGCGAGCTTGGGTATTATACGGTTGGTATTGGCAAACTTACCGCCGATTTAACCCATGTGTGGGGTGGGAGGGTGTGGAATGTGTAGTGTCGCGTCGCGTTGTGGCGGGGGTGAGGGCAAATAAAAAATAGTAGCGTTAAATCATCATATTATATATAATAATATGATGAGTTTAGAAAAGTCGGGTATTATCAAGACAATACTCAAAATTTGCGTTATATTGGTTATTTTTATGATTTTAGATGGAATATATATAAGTTTAACGTATGGTTTACTATTTGAACGCGTTTTACGTAAAATAAATAATACTAACACCGTAAAAATAAGGTATTGGTCAGCAATTCTATTCTATTTTATTACGGCGATTGGGTTTTATTTTTTCTTGGAAAAAGAAAGAAAACCACTTTATTATTCATTTCTCTTTGGGCTTTTTATTTATTCATTTTATGAAATTACGAATTATACTATTATAGATTCGTGGACTTTACCGGCGGTGGTGGTGGATAGTATATGGGGCGGTGTTTTATTTTTGTTGGTGGCGGTAGCAATGAGAATAATTTTTTAACCCTTTAACGTTTTCGGTGTTTTACAAAATTCTAAATATTTTACCTTTTATAAAATATTTGAAACCATTTATAGTGTCACTAAAGATAATAATACGTAAAAATATAAAATTCATTAACAATCAAATCCGCAAGTTAAATCGTTAAAGGGTTAATATTAAACCGGTATAACGATTTAACCTGCTGATTTCAAGGTTAATAATTTTTATAAATTGTATAAATTGTATAAATTGTATAAGTTGTATGAAATACTATATCATATATGGTTTCAAATATATTATAAAAAGTAAAATATTTGAATTTTGTAAAAACACAAAAAACGTTGAAGGGTTAAGATATTATATATTGTAAAAACACGAAAAACGCAGAAGTTATGCTGGTTCTATTATATACTCCTTTTTATTATTTGCTCCTATTTTTTGCGTCATTTTACCAACCAGAACCAGTTCTTTACTCTTACCCGTTCCAATTTGTTTAAATACTTCATTCGTAGACATATTCATTTTATACGGTTCTCCTTTTATCTTAACCGCAACTAACCGCGTTTCTGTTTCTTTAACATTCTGCTCCATTCTTTCCCCCACATCTTGCTGGATTGTTGGAAACGACCCGAAATTATTGGATTTAACGACACCGAACCCGTCATAACACTTCAATCCTTCCCCCGCATGTGCCTTCTCGTATAACCGGCAGTCGATGGCGGTCTCCTTTACTGCTTTTAAAATTTGCGAATTAATTCGGTTTTTAATAACCGATATTTCTAATAGCGATTCATCCGTTGTTATTTTCGCATTATCGTCTAATCGACTGGTTTCTTTCGGTCCAATTGTCGGATCCGCCTTAATAACTTCCACCTGCGATTTCTTTTCGCCCGTAGTGGAGTGTTCGTCCTCTATCGTTTTTTCTTCATTAAATGTTGAAATATACATATATACCTTTACAGTGCGGTATTCTTCGGGTAAGGACGCGTGAGAACATATACGACTTGCGCGACCAATAATTTGCTCGGCACGGGTCAAGTTCCAATAGGGTTCTATAATATGAACAAACCGCGTATTTCGTAAATTAATACCCTCACTACCACTTGCGGTAATCATAAATAGGCGTATTACTTCACCAAACATATTGTTTGTATATCCAGCACCTTGGCGTAAAACGGAGGAAATGGAGGATGGGACTAAGTCCCAGTCGCCGTTGTAAATATTGCGCACTATTTCTTTCTCTTCGGCGGTTTCTGTTCCGGTGTATAGTACGAATCGTTTGTAAGTAGCCGAGTTGGAAAAATCGCCGACAATTTCCCATTCTCCAGACGCGGTGGTTTTTCGTATTTTAAATTCTTCATATCCATTATTAATAAGAACTAGGCGCAAAATCCCAATACCTTCTATTGTTCTAAAACTACTATATAGTAAATGACAACCCTTAGTATCAACGTCGTCGTCTTCTGGTGCGTTTCCACCTAATCCGGAACTGAAAATACGTAAAAATTCGGCGAACTTGGGGCTATATTCACCCAGGGCCGTTTCTCTCAGGTAGTCCGGTGTATTAATAGTATTTAATGCTTTCTGGATTTGAGCCATATGTGTCTTTTTTAAACCAGTCGGTAGTTCTTCAAACTCGTCGTCCTCGTCTTCGTTTATATCGTGTTCCGGTTCTATTGCGTCTATTTCTTTTGCTTCTTCCCCTCCGTCGGGCTTTAATATAGTTGAAAAGAATGGCCGACCGGGTGGGTCTGGAAAGGCAAAGTTACAGACTTCGCGCGAATAAACCCTATATGTGCTATTTTCGATAAATACATTCCCTTTTTTCTCATTCATTGTTTTCTGTTTTAATGCGTTTTTCTCTTGTAAAATTTCTTTTTCGCGAATATTAACATATTGCGTAAACTGAAAGTTACTCATCGGGCAATAAACCATATGGTACACGCTTGACAATGTAGCTTGTTTATCGTCGGGGGTGGTTGTTTGAATGGAAGGTATAAACCGCGGAAGCAGTCTTTCTTGTGAGCTTCGAAAATAAGAAGTTAATCCTAATATACGGCGTTTAAATACGTCTTCATTATTCATTTTTGTTTCAGCCATATTAACGAATGTTGTAAAGAAATCGTCTTCGTTGTCAGGGAGGCATTTATTGTTTGTAGTAGTTATACCATTCGGTGTGATATATAATCCGTGTTTTAACAATATATCGACTATTGTTCTTTGGAAAACTTCATCGCTAATATTGCCCTGTTCGTCGAGTTCTCCCAAATATATACCGTTATACTCGTCCTCCACTCCACCGCCGATAATTGTTGCGGGGGGGGGTGGTGGTGGTGGTACGACGGTTTTTTTTTTACGAGTTGTGTTTTTTTTTGGTTTAGTAGTTGAGGCTTCCAACCCAGCCTGTGATTCTTCCAACTGCGAGGCTTCCAATCCAGCCTGTGATTCTTCCAACTGCGATGCTTCTAACTGCGATGCTTCCACCCCAGCCTGTGATTCCTCGGTTTCCGTCGGTGCGGGAACGGGTTTAATACCCGGTTTTGCCGTCACCTTTTTTGTTTTACTAACCGCCGTTTTCTTTGAATTAACAAACCCAAACGGATTCCGCGTAACTGTTAATTTATTACCACTATACTCAACATAATCAAACGTTTTAAATCCACTTTTATCAAAGAACCCGAGTATAGTTTCTTTATTTACTTTCTCTTTAACACCTTCTCCTACCGTAAGCTGAAACGTCCATGTTTTAATAAATCCCCTTAAAATATTATATAAAACAGCTATTTCATTCGGGTAATTAATAATAGGCGTTCCTGAAAGAAAAACAATGCGTACATTCATAGCATCCATTAAATAGTTGTATAGTGTTAAATTAATTGATTTTGTTGTTGGCTGTTTTTTCCCCAGTTTCTTTAAAGAAGTAACAATACGTGAAACAAAATTATGCGCTTCGTCTACAATTACTACCGAATTATCAAACGGATTAATACTATAGTCTTCCGTAAGTTCTTCCATTTTTCTTTGATTTAATCCATTATAATTAATATCCGTATATTTTGTACGAATCATGATATTTAATTGATTATCGATGTCTTTCTGCTGTTCACTGGAAAGTGACTCAAAGTTTGGCGGTTTCTTTACATTTACTAGCCACGCCCCGCCGTTTTTAGTTATATATTCTTCGGGAATGGAAAGTGTGTTTGAAAGAATGGATAAATAGTCTGGTTGTCCAACAACAGAGACGAATTCCCAGAACTGTTTTTTTTTGTATAAGTCATCCCCGCATTTCTTCAATTCACTAAAATAATTCATTTTTAAAGACGCGGGTGTTAACACATAAATACGTTTATCAGGGACTTTCATACCTTCCGCAATTGCGATGGACGTGCACGTTTTACCGGAACCTAATCCGTGATATAGTAATAATCCGCGATAAGGAGTATGTAAATTTAAATAGTCTTTAACAATGCGTTGATGAATGAACAATTCGCGTGTTTCTGTTCTGGAGTCGCAACTTACATTTTCCTTCTCCGCTTCTTCGATTTCTTTTTTGTATTTTTTAAATATATCGTCAAAATTCTTTAAAAACATTTTACGATTATTTAAATAAAAGCGGGAGGTTTTAAGAATAACGGACTTTGATTTTTTCGAGGGAGGAAGCCTATCCACCAATTCTTTTTGAAGGTTTACTATAGGTCGTAACGGCTTAATAACCAGGATTCTTTTCTTCGGTGGTTTCTGTTTTTCCTTATTTTGTTCTATATTGGTCGATTCATCTGGAACGGTTGCGGGTGGTTTAATAGTTATTCTTTGCTTTTTCGTTTTTTTCTCGGGTTGCGGTGGGGGGGACGGGGGGGACGGGGGCAACGATGGAGGTGATGCGGTTGTTTCATCCGTTTCTGGCGTTTCGTCATTAGTGGTTGGTATAGACGGCGCCTCATTAATAGGTGTTAAGTTGGGTTTAAAAACCTGCTTGTTATTTTTCTTTAACGCCGGTGGTGGTGGTGGTGGTGGCTGTGGCGTTGTTTCATTAGTATCAATCGGTTGATACTTGGCGTTTTCATCAACTTCCAATACATCTGGTTTGGTGGTAATTTCAGTTATAACTAATCCAGCCTGTTCTTTATTTCTTAGTATTTTTTCTAAAAGAATGTCTCGTTCTTTAATACTTACACTCTTCGATGATTGGTCAAACGTCTCCCCGTCGTCGTTGGCCGTTTGTAGCAAACTTATATTTAATGGAACACCATTCGCCTGTTTTATATTCGGCTGTTTTTTTACTTTTAAAAAGGCGAGTTTTTCCTCCATTTAATACTAACAATAATATAATAATCTATATTATTTTTAGAAGATACTATACCCATAAAAAACATGTGGTTATTGAATAAGAAGGGAGGGGAGGTGAAAAATAACATACAAATAAACAGTATTTACAAGTTCAGAAGGGTCGATACTTGATTAAAATACGTATATCAAGTACAATATTTCTACACTAACCACCGTTACTATACAATTTCAAACAATGCCAAGTTTGCTACTGCGATCTCACACGCTACCTGTTCGGCCTTTTTCTTTATCCTGTGTTTTCCTTCCCCCAACAATATAAATAGTTTACCGTGTGTTGTCATTTCTTCGTGAATTTCGCGGAAAGAACTGTAATCTTTTATTGAAGTAGAGTCTTTATATTCCATCGAATAAAACCTTTGTCCTAAACAGAGAAACACACCCATATTATAACCGGTTTCGTTGCTATACGATGTAATTTCCATATAATCCGGTGTGACCTTAAATTCTTTCTGTATTTTTACTTGTAGAATATTTTTATAGTTGTTGTCACTCATAATAAGTTCCATCCAATTAACGTGTTTCTCAAATACAGACTCAATGAATATTTGCGCCATTTGAAAGCCGGGGCCAGTTGTAAATACATTACGAAACCACCCTTCTTCATCATTTATTTGTATCTTATTAAAGTCTAGAAATATAGCGGCAATAAATGCCTCAAACAAACACCCCAGTTTTTTAAGGTTGTTTCTTGTCTGTTTTTCTTCCGCATGTTTCGAAAGAACGAACCATTTATTAAGACCCATTTCAAAGGCAATACGGCCTATTGATTCGTTTTTAACAAGGGCAATCTTTTTTTCTGTCATAAAGCCTTCCTGTTCTTTAGGAAAACGTTTATACAAATAGTATTTAGTTATACATTCAAGCACCCCGTCACCGATAAATTCGAGTCTTTCGTTTGATTTCGTAAATAATTGAAGACAATCGTCGGGTTTAGGAGAAATAACAACCATATTCGCTTCATTTTCAAAGGACGGATGTTTTGTATATGAGCGATGAATAAAGGCACGTTTGTATAGTTGATAATTGTTAATGGGTGTATTTATTCCATAACTTACTAATATTTGTTCTATTTCCTCTTTTGTAATTAATTTATTTAATGGATTGTATGGGTCAAATACGAGCGTTTCAGCGCCATTGACTCCGCGTTCTATTCTAAAATCTTCTTGTTCCGCGTCCTTAAACATTTCGTTGTTCTTTAAACAGCAATTGAAATATGTTAAAAGCGAAACACGAGAAACGCAAACGGCGTTGAATTAAGTAAATATATAGTTATTGTTTTATATGGTTATTGTTTTATATAGTTATATACTTTCAATTTTTTACAATATTAACTAACCGTATATTTTGTCATTTTTTTTATCCCCGTCCCTCTTCCTCCGTTCATTTTCAATCGTCCCTCTTTCTCTTCCCACGTTCTTCTTCCTTTCTCCTCCCATCTCCTCACCTCCCCTCACCTTTCCCGTTCTTTTTTCTTCCCCCGTTTCTTTTCCTTCACACGTCCCCCTTCTTTCATTTTCCTTTTTTTCCCCCTTCTTTTAAAGGGTATTTGCTTTCTGTAGAATATATTAATTATATTATATATATAATTAAAATGGTATTAATGAACGCTGGAAAAAGATCTCGTCATGTAAGTAGTATAACTAATACAGGTTCTGGTGGTGGAAGTAAAAAGGCCGGTCTGCATCCTGTGATAGGATTGAGTTCATGGGGTTATATCGCGTACAATACGCACGGTCTTCCCCTTTCTTTGCTAAATCTACGAAAAAATAGATTTAGTAAATTCCCAAATATGAATTTACCACTAGGATTTAATCCTACAATTCGTATGCATTAAGTAGGTATAATTCATATAAATTAATGATTGTAAAGTGCAAAAATATAATAAACTATATGTTCAGTAAATATATAATTTAGTAAAATAATGAAGTTCGATATTTCGTCGTTTTGTCTTCCTTCTAAAATATATTTAGCATTAGCAGTATTGTCGATTGTATTTTCATTGATAATTTCAACGGAAACAATTATTGCTGGTATGATACATTTAGTGTTTGCTATTTTCTGGACTTGGGTACTAAACCTAATATGTAAAAGCGGGTTTGGAATTGTTTCATGGATACTGGTATTGTTTCCAATTGTTGTATATGCGGTTATATTGTTTTACGTTTTAATGATTATTCGAAGTACTGTAAAACAAAACAGGGAAGAAACAACAACTGAACCAAATGTTAACGGTTATATGCCACGCTATAATTAACTTTATGTTTATAGTCCCCGTTCCGTTGTTTTTTTGGTTGGTTAATTTTCTTTTTGGTTAATTTTCATTTTATAAATAACTAAACTTTAGTAATTTATAAAATATTTAGTAGTATTATTTTTTATGTAAAGTTTTTAACTGGGAGAGGTGTGAGTTGTTACTATATACCCAGTTCCCCCCCCCCCCCCAACATTAACCCATGTTATTGGGCGGAATTGGCGGGGGTACACCCGGTTCAGCAACCTCTCTGTCGCTAAAATCCATATTGTTAACACCGATTAAGTTACCGTCCTCGTCAATAGTTTGGGTAAGTTTGTTTCCAGAAGCCGCCGCCAATTTAATGTTTTCTTCAATCGCTTTCTTTTTCGATTCTTTGACTCTCTCATTAAACTCTTTTTTAGCCATTTCTTCATTTTTATGCTTTTCCTCAAATAGTTTATTTAGGGTAGGTTCCAGATACTCGGTTTTACCGGCCTTGTATGCTGGCATATCTATTGGCATCCAAACGCCAACTGGACCGACGAAAATATCAAAGTCTGGGTCTTCTTCCCGCAATGATTTAGCATAATTTTCAGCTTCTTCTTGTGTTGGAAAATTACCACGGTCTTTGAATCCTCGAACACTTGTTTGAAATTGATGTGTTCTATTAAATTCTGCGTTTAGATCGTCTTCATTTTTATCCAAGAAATTCTTCCAATCGTCCTCAATGGCCGACGCCTTTTTAATATTCGTTTCTTCTTCTTTAACAAAATCATTAAAATCGGCGATTACCTTCTCAACATTCAAATTATATTTAAACGCCAAGAAATTATTAAACTCGTTAAATTTTTCCATCGATTTAGACATATCCCAGTTTTTTACGAAACGTTCAAATAAAAACAATTCACGTTTCTTCAATATATGTTCGGGACAAATGAAAGAATAACATCCAAATTTCTGGCCAGGGATAGGTTTATCCTCGGACATTAAATCGACATATTTAGTATTTTTTTTCCCGTTTTTTAAAAACGGCATTTCCAAATTAGACGTTGTCCCGTACATTTAGCAGTTTATAATCAAAAATAGATTATTTCTTTAACCCTTTTACATAATTTAAAACGAAAAATAATATAGCAATCACTACATTTCGTTAAAAAAATAAAATATATTAAAAAAAATTATTTAGTTAAAACAAATTATTTCTATATAATATAATGAGCGGACTATTATTCGATTTTAACGAACTGCTGAAAAGGGCAATTAAATATTTGGTATTGGGTTTAGTAATTGCTTTAGTTGCTTTTTCAATCCCTAAGCATAAACTTAAGGTCGAAGAGGTGGTAGTGGTAGGTCTTTCTGCTGCCGCATCTTTCGCCATACTGGATATATTTGCTCCATCTATTGGACAGGCAGCAAGAACCGGCGCAGGTTACGGTATAGGATTGGGTATTGCCGGTGGTGTTCCTATGGGCGGAGTCCCACTCCACATGTAAATCTTCCAGTGAATTCGATAGTGTAAGTATAAATTGTATATAAGTTTTTTGAACACCATTTATCGTAACAAATAGTTTATAATTAATAAAATATTTGTCTATTTGTCTATTTGTCTTATTAATGACCGACACCCGCCCGCGCCCGTGCCAAAATAATAAATAAAAAATATATAAACATTAATTGTTTATACATTTTAACGAAAACATAATAAAATGAACAACTCGAATGAATCTAATGAATCCAATCAATCTGGGTATTATATTATTCCGAATAATTATCAATTAACAAATAAACTAATACCAACAAACTATGTACTACCCCACCCCCACACTCACGTGCATTTTATAAAAAGAAACATTCATCCTTTCAACGAAGAAGACTATTCTTACAACCAATTTATAAACAAATCTAAAAAATATATCAAAGAATTACAGAACATAAACGCAGATATAAAATACAGTGAACGTTAATCCCCTATTATACAACCATCATTCTTCATAAAATAGTAAAAAGATAAAGATAATATATACTATTTTCCATATAGTTTATTAATTTACAATGAACAAAATGAATACATATAATCAAGAGTGTTTAAAAAAGCAACCGACAACCATAAAGAACACGCCGATGCCTACACAATTTAACCATATAGAATTTTTTAAAGAAATTAAAGATAATTTGGTTAGTTATAAATTAACGGAATTAAAAGAAATCGCTAAATATAATAAGATTAAAGGAGCAAAAACAAAACCAGAATATATGGCAAAAATACACGATTTCTTTACAAAAACATTGAATGCTGTAAAAATTCAAAAAGTTTGTCGCGGGTTTTTTGTGAGACTATTTTTTAACGTAAAAGGAGGTATGGAAAATATCTCTAGATGTGTCAATGAAAACGACTTTTATACATTAGAACCACTGAATGATATTCATTTTACCAAATTTTTCATTATTAAAGAAACAAACAATGAAAGCAATACATTCTATTATGGATTTAATATATTGTCTTTAATAACCATGTATAGAAAAAACGAGTCGATTCTAAACCCATATAATCGCCAATCTTTGCCAATTGAAACAATACAAAATATATTTACACATTATCAATTGCTATTTCTTCTTTTCAAAGAAACCGTTCTTGTCGAAGATACTATAGAAAATATAATACGGTTTAAAGTCCCATCGAAATATCAAATTCGTATATTGTTTGGAAAAAACGACGCCCCCGCTATCTTAAATGCAAATACACCGGCCGTACCTACACGAGTTACAAGAAGCACCTATAGAGCGCAAATTGACAATACAATACCACCTATGACACTGGAAAGGCTTGTTATGGAAGAAATTCTGTTTCCATCCTCTGGTGTAATAAATACGTATATTATCCGCAACTATACCCCCATGACACAGCCGTCAAACCAACTATTAGAGCGAGAACAAGAGGTAGAGAACAATGTGGCGGAAGGTGACAATGGAACGGATGAGACGGAAATAAATCACCAAGTAATGGAATCTGAACAACACCAAGAAGACCCGACTGTATTAGAAAATATACGTAATAGAGTTACAGTATTTAAACAACAGCCTATAAATACACGAATCAATGAATTATTTATGTATATCGACCAACTAGGTAACTATACAAACGCAAGCTGGTTTTCCGGGTTAAATAAGCGTAAATACTATATATTTTATTCACAGCTACGGGAACTATGGACATTTCGAGCGCAAATACCGAATAATGTAAAAAGTCGTATTTGTCCGTTCGGTGACCCATTCTTACAATCATCTGCTATTTTTCGCAAACCATACGACCAAATAACGGATGATGAAATAATAGAAGGCTGTTTAGATGTGATTGAAAATATTATACTAACATCCACAGATATTGAATATAGAAAAATTGGCTGTCTCCACGCGTTAACTGCTTTAACAGTCGTGTCACCTGAATCACGGTTACAATATGGTTATTTGTATGATTTAGTTGATTCGATGCCTTTACAACAACATACCCGATTTAGTTGGTAACTCTTATCTTTACTGTTTCATATGAATGAATGGGTATAAAAACTTTAGGAATTTATTAAAGCCGTTGTTTTATTAAATTTAGTAACTAACCGAATAAGCAATGATTTGGTGACAAAGAAAAGGAAGGGGGGAAGGGGGTCAATACAAACCTTTACATATTACTTGATTTTCTTTAAGTAGTGTTGATAACTCCACGACACGTAACAAGTGCGTTAAAGAGTATAAAAAGACTATGTATTAGATATTATACTTACATACATATAAAATGGTTAAGACAAAGTTATCAAAGAACGTTCAAGAGACACCTGTTTCCACACCAGTTGTTGATGTAAAGGTAAATGAGGTTGTTACTCCTGCTCCCGTTCCAGTTAAGAAGGAGAAGAAGTCAAAGAAGGAGGTAGTACCCCCATCAGTTGAAGGCGAAACTGTCGTTCCTGTAACCGCACCCGTCCCTGTGTCAGTACCCGCTTTCGATAACAAAGTAACCGATCAAGTTACCCAGTCAGTGGTCGAGTCGGTTGTTCCTTCCGCTCTTTTGGCTGATAATTCTATTGTCCTACTTCTTTCCGAGTTGGCTTCTCTTGAGCAACAGGAGAGCGTCATTCAGCAAAAGCGCAAGGTTAAGCGCCGTCTTCTTGAGAAGGCAGTTACCAAGCTTCTAAAGTCTAACAGTAAGGCGGCAAACAAGAAACAAAAGCGTTCTGGAAACAGACAACCCTCTGGTTTTATTCGCCCAACTCTTATTAGCGACGAGTTGGCGACCTTTCTCGGCAAGGAGTCGGGTACGGAGATGGCTAGAACTGCTGTTACTAACCAAATTAACAACTATATTAAGCTGAATAGCTTGAAGGACGCAAAGAACGGGCGTCAAATAAACGCCGATGAAAAGCTTTCTACTCTTTTGAAGTTGGGTAAGGACGATGTTCTTACCTATTTTAACCTCCAGAAGTATATGAAGCACCATTTTGTTAAGAAGGCAGACGCTGTGGTGGATTCTGTTGCTGTATAAATATAACAACCTACCGTAAAGCAAGTATTTTAAATTAAACAAAAATCATAAATAAAAATAAATATTTATGATTTACTTATATTCACCATCCAGCGTGTTATTGTCGCCATAACTATAAACTGGGTTTTACTTGTTCAAGTTTGTCAATATTGTATGAATGAGTGGCGTATTTCCTTTCATAATATTAGCCGTTTCATTTTTATAAAACTTTGTTATAGTATGCCCGTTTGACCGTAAATATAATCCATATACGAGTATAAAAACGATTGTATAAATTACGTTTGGTATTAAACGTAAAGGCATTCCCCATAAAAAATAAATAGGTATTGACTTAACGATAACTATTAGCATATAGAGGAATATTATTATTGGTTTGGCTTTTTTATAAACCAATACAAGTAACGCAGATATACTAAAAATTAATGCAATTATAACCGCAATCATTGGATTGCAGTTTTGAATAAAAAGCACAGTATAACGGTTTGTCAAAAAGTTACGTTTAAAAAAACAATTTAGTAAAAAATATACGGCTACCCATACAAGAATCCAATAAGATAGGTAAAAATCAAAACGCGTATAGTCGTTTTTCATATACCAAGTGGGCTGTATATATAATAAAAATTAAATAAGAAATACATACAACTTGCGGAAAAATGTTTTAACCCTTTAACGTTTTTCATGTTTTTACATAATCCAAATATTTTACTTTTTATAATATATTTGAAAACATATATGGTGTAGTATATTATACAAATTATAAAAATAATTAACCTTTAAATCAGCAGGTTAAAAATAATCGGCGTTTGAAATGTAAAAATGTGTAAGAATCTCATATGTATAAGTATCATGTGTCATCATCATTATTGGTATTTAATATTAGTATATAACACTAAATACAAGAAATATATAGATCAATTTTATTACATCCCTTTTGACAATGACAAAACGCCAAAGAATCTTTATTACACCGGTCTTGTTATTACCCAATTGACTATAGCGTCCTTTGTTCTTTCCCCTTCGTAATATTGTAACTTTCCGTTTTTAATTAAAAAAATAGTTGGATATGAATCTACACTTATCTGGGGGGTTGGTTTATATTTTTCACTAACTACACTAATCGCTTCATCCATATTTTCCCTTCTAAAATCCGCGTCAAAATACTCCGGATGTTTCATACGCATCTCTTCTACAACTGTCGCCCAAATGGGATGTAAGTGTATACAGTACCCGCATCCATCCATCCAAAAATAACCATATATTACTTTACCAGTGCCTTTATTAAGTGCAGTTACTATTGCTTCTCTTTTGGCATGGGAGTTATAGTTAAGTATATCTGTATTAAATTTATTCCAGCCAGTAGTAAAAGGCTTTTTATGGTCTGGGTTAACAGGGTAAGGGGTCTGTATTCGTTTTATAGTATCATTCTGGTAATTTTCGGCCGGTTGCGGTTGAAATCTAACCTTCTTTTTAGCTAGTTTATTTACCCTCTTTCGTCGGGTGTCTTTTTTTCTTAAAAACCCTTGTTTTCGTCCATTCTGTCGTTTCAGGTTTCGTTTAGTTTTACGTGGTGGGTAGTTTTTCATTTAAATTCGAGTAATATATATAATATAAATGACTAAAAAAATAACTTCAAGTTTGATTATTATTTTATTATTGGCAGTTTTTATTTCCGGATTTTTCGTTTTACTAAATGGAGATATATCTATCAAAGACGGCGGTACGGATGAAATACAGTTTTTTAAAAGCATAGGGGAAGGATTTGACGCATCAGGAGGGGCGGTTAAAAGCCTCGACGGTTGCCCAAAGTTGTTAGTAAAACGAAATGGTAAAATATTGTTATATGACAATAAAGCCGGTTCTACCCCCATTGAATTTAAAGATTTAAACGAATATTCGACCTATTTAGACAAACAACGCGAGAATGGGGTAAATTGTCCCGTCCTTTTTTTACAGCAAGAAACGGATGCCCAAAATAAGGATGTGTATCGCATTCGACAATCGCCATTTTACGTTGAGGGTGGACTTCCCGCGCTCCCCGTCGAGGTTCATGACAATACAGTTCCCATTAAAATTGTCGATGCGAGTCGTCAAAACGGATATAATACTGGAATGTATCCGGGGTTTGACCCTTATAATTTCAATAATGGCCGATATAGTGAGTTAGATGTAATACACGATTCAACCGAGAAAACTCCCGGAGGGTCAATTAATCCGGCAGACCCGAACTGGTTGGGCGTTATTTCAACCCAAGAAGCGGTTGATTCAGGAATGTTCAAAGAAAATGAAGTAAGAAAAGCGATTTACCCAAAATTGATTCCTACTACACAATAAAGGGGGAGTGGGGAGGATGAAAAGGGTGAAAAGGATGAAAAGGGTAGAGGAAGGTGTATATAAAAAGGTTATACCCCTAACAAAAACAAACGCACGTTCTTTACAACATTCGCCCCGATTTTTCGTTTTTTCCCGTCTTTCTCGGTTTGTATACCATTTAAACACGACGGATTTGTTTTTAGGTCTTCGATTAAGTTGCCTAATGAATTATTATATTTCACCATAATTGCGTTCGCTGTTACTGAACTAATAAGTGGTATTTGAGAAAGAAAGACGGCACCAATATTTTCGGGGGTTAGGTTTTCCTTCTTTACCTTCTTTACTACACTTACATAAGATTCGGCGGTTGCGTCGGGAATGGGCGTTTCTTCTTGTGAACATTTTACCGTCGTTTCAACCGATTCATTTGCCACTGTTGTGGGGGGTAAATTCCCGTCGATTGAGTCGCCAGAGGGTGCCAATACGGTGACACTAGGTTTTTCTAATAAGAGGAGGGGGGCGGATGAAACGGTTGTAAAAGCCGAGTATTTTGGCATTTGCTTTTTCGCCAAATTACGGGTTACCTTGTCGGCAAACGATAGTATAAATTCAGCACTCTCGGCAACATTCGACGTTTTTATTACAGTCATTCCTTTAAAATGATTTATAGATGTTATTATTGAATGTACGAGTTTTCGTTCTTTAAAATCCAAAGAAAATATACCCCCTTCAATTAAATAAATAATGTTATGTGGATGGATTTTAGTAGAATGTATTAACCGGTAGCTTTGTTCTTCATAACGTCCGTCTTTAATACTTGCCAATAAATCAGCGAGTGTTTTTCTTTCAATAATTGCTATATCCTTATTGTCGTCAGTAAGAATAGATATATCGCCTATTGCTAATACTGTTTTTGTAATTGATATGGAAGGGTAGTCGGGTGGATGGGTTTGTTTGGCTTCAATACATTTATTATATAAAGAAATTTCCCGTTCGTCAATAATAATTTTCATTGCGTGATGTTTTAATGTAGTTATAATGACTATATTATTATACATTTTTACAGGAACATACGGTTTCCCGTACGCCCCTCCCTTACTATCGGCATCGACGATTTTAAATTTTTTGTAAAATATAATATATTTGGATAACCTGATAGTAGATTTTTGTAAAAGGGAGGGGTGTACGGGAAACCGTAGATTCCTGTAGTAGTAATAAAAAAAACATATTTATAACTCTTACCAATTAAATTAAGTATTTACATTTTTCTTTGACTGAAGGGAATGTGGTGTGAAGAAGGAGGGTCATTAAATTGTTGTGTTTGTACTGTTTTCTTCTATAACCTCCTCCGTATGTGTGTTTTCGGGATTTTCTTCCTGCTGGCATTGTGCTTTTACAATACTTGTAATAAACTGCTTCGCTTGTTTTTTATTGTTCTTAATTTCTTTCTCTAATTGTTTAATAATGGAATCATTATATTCACAATACTCGACAATTTCGCGCTGGCGTTCAAGGGTTGGAACTTGGATTTTTAATTTATAAAAGTTTTCTTGATTAATACCAAGTTGTGCCGTTCCCTTTGCTATACTTAATAATTCAGGTTGAATTGATTGTAAATAATAAAACATATATTTTTTAATAATTTCATCTTTACATATTATAGTCCATCCATGATGATTTAAGAAGAACTTATTTTTTTCATATCTAACACAATCGGCAGATACACCATCTTTTGCTACAATTATTTCATCTTCTCTGTTGTATTGGTTAATGTAATAACTTATATTTCCACCACCATAAACAGGATATTCACCCTGTATTTTCATATCAGACTTTATATAAGTTCCTTGATTTACTTTACAAACTTCTCCCAACGTTTTTATAACATTCTCACCAAACATTTTTTGATTACTTAAACAAAACTCATTTAATCGTTTTAATTCCGCAATTTTATCGGTGCTTGTTTTGTTTGCTTTTTCATATATGAAATCTAAATACTCAACCGCTTCACGTTGGCGTTCAATTGATGGAATGGTGATTTTCGTATTACTAACATATTCTTTCGAAATATGTTGTAGTCCTACGCCTATAAATCCTTTTTGTAAGACCTCAATATTAATCAGAAGATAATAGTATATGTATTTTATTGAATGCTCTGTATTAATTTTAATTATAAAATTATCAGTAGAACAAGAAAACTTACCGTTGCAATGTTTAATGTTTGCAGTTCCGCCAGTTCCAATAATTAAACATTCGTCATCATAGTCATATTCTTGACAATATTTATTACAAGCTTGTGAGGATGTATAAAATGGATATAGGCCTGTCTCATTACCATAAGACGCTTGTCTTTTGCTTTTAGCTAAGAACTTACAAACTTCTCCCAACGTTTTTATAACAATACCATCCTCATGTTGTGCTTCTTTTTCGGGTTCGCTCTTCATATATTCCACATAATTCAAAGAATACGAATTACCCGCTATTTTCTCAATTGGGACATTGACCAATATGGTTTTTACATTTTTTATATCATCATATTGATAAAACGTTACATTGGTTGTTTGGTGTGCGTCCGTAAACTTGTAACTCCTTCCGGTTTCTTTCTGAGTTTTAGATAATTTAATTTTAGTTTCCAAAACACTCGCTCCTTCTGTCTTTTTTACAAAATAAAATACACCCGTTTTTATAGAAGTATGGGTAAATATACCCGCCGGTAAATAGATAATTTCTTTCAAATCGCACGTTTTCATAAGGTATTTTCTAATAGCAATTAGAGTAGTGTTTGTTTTTGAAAACAATTCTTGTCCATCGGGCAATACAACCGCACATTTACCGTCGATTTTTAACATATGAATAATTGCCTGGATAAACAGAGATACAGCATTATCTGTTTTAATAGGAACATATTCATTCTTTAACGCTCCTTGAAAATCATCGTATTTTAAGCCTTTTATTCCAAATGGTGGGTTTGCGAGAACGTTATCAAACTTTCGCGTTATGGGAACACGAATACTATCCCCCCTTTCTAAATGTTCAAACATATGCCCGAACGAAATTAACATATTTGATACCGCCAGTTGGTATGTATCCGGTTCTAATTCTTTGCCATACAATCCTTCCGTTTTAATAAAATCCCAATCGGGGATAATGCCTTTGTCGTTTGCTTGGTGTAAAATGTATTGTAGATAAGTAATTAAGAATCCACCCGTCCCCATCGTAGGGTCTCCACAAGTATCTATTTTTCCATCTGGGTGGATTTGCGGATTTATTAGGTTTACCATCATTTTTTTAACTGATGGTTGTGTAAAGAACTGTCCCAACACTTTACCTCGCATAATGTCCTGTATAACCTCTTCATACGCCTCACCCAACACATCATACTCAGTTTGGGATAAATCAAGCAGGTTTACTTTATCGAATAGTCTCCTATAGGTTGATTGGTATCGAATGTCGAAACCTTTACCTTTTAAGAATATGTTTCTGGTGCTTGGGTGGACAGATAGAACATCATCCCATAGATACTTTATATTTACAGGAATATTGTCATCTTTTTCATTCGTCAAGTTACTAAAACGCGCAATTTGTAACAATTTAGTTTTATGGGCTTCAATCAGCTCATCCTCCAAATAGCTAAAATCATATTCATAATTATCTATATCAATTTCACCGCCAAAATGTGGCTCAAGCAACTTTAATATTAAAAGAAACGATAGGTTTCGTAAGGCTTTGTCGCCAGTTAGCCCTTCGTTATCTCTTAATATGTTTAAACAGTTTTTAAACGCATTAATGAGAGTAGCTTTAATATCAGTTTTTACTTCTTTCGGTTGATTAATTTGTTGCATTTCGGTTATTGTTATACAGTGTGCTTTTTTATCCTTATGTCGAATATAATCAATTTTTTGAATAAAAACAGTTTTACATACCTTACAGGCGTAATGTGTTTCCGACAATTCCATATGTAATTTATAAATTACTATTACTTTATGCCATAAAAAATGTTGTTTGTTTGTTTATTAATTTTATTGTATTATTAGGTTAACTATTCAACCAGTTAATCCGCGGTTTTAATGTCACGATATATGGTTTTAAATATTTTATAAAAGGTAAAATATTTAACTTGTGTATTTACGCACGCACAAGTAGCAATATATGGCTATTTACGGAACAATACCCGATTTTCGTTTTTTCTTATTTACTATAGTAATTATATCACGCAGGTCTTTCACGTTATAGTATTCAACCCATAACCCAACCGGTGGAAATAATACATCTATTTTACACAATTCACCACTGACAAGGGATAATTCCAAATAATCTTTTTTTATATCGGGATATACGGTTAAATACTCATCTATCTTATGCTTACACGTTTCCAAATCGTAGTATATACGGCCAATATTTAAGTAATCAATCCAATTTGTAAAGTGTCCTTTGTAGATTAATTCAGGATCTTTGGATAAACGAATATCTTTGTCGCATAACTTATAATAGTCTTCTTTACTTTTTATATTTTTATCAACGATAATTCGTTTCGCTTTTTCATATGACGTAGCAAGTGCGGTTCGTTTGGTTATTTTTAATCGTAGTTTGCGTGTTAGTTCTTCATTATACTCGCCAAACTCAAGAATCGCCGTGTTTTCTTGTTTCTCTTTTATTCTCGGTTTCTGTTTTTTTATATCAATCTTAAAGACTTTTATCTTTTGAGTAATCGTTTCATCTTCCATTCCCATCTGGTAGATAACCTCTCTAACCTTCTTTAAATCCTGGTTTTCATTATTGTCCAGCCAGTCATCCCTGTTCAAAATTGGCAATATAATTTTATTTATTTTATTTGGTTGAAGTGCGTCTTTTCTACTTGCTCGTAATGCGGACTGAACTATACGAATATTGGAAGTCATATTTTCAGCAAACACGACGGCGTCTAACAGGGGAAGATCCACCCCTTCGCCCAAGCAATACACGCACGCAATTATACCCGTTTTTGCTTTTTTAAAATTGGTGAGTATTGTCGTTTGGTGTATGACATTCATACCACCGTCATAATCGGAATAGTATAATCCAGGCATATGAAAATAACTGTCGTCTAACAATAGTTTTATGTATTGAACTAGTTTCAACGAATTTATCACACTATTTGAATATATAAGTAAATGATGGGAATGTCCTTCGTATACGCTTTTTAGAGAGGCGAATGCACCCAAAAATAGTCTTTTGTCATTATCATCTATGATACAAAATTTCGCCAAATGTTCTTCTAATTTTTCCTCATCAGTAGTAATGGTTTGAACAACATAGTCACATGTAATGTTTTCGTTTATTGCCCACAATAGGGATTTTCTGTCGATTATATCCCCGAAATACTCCACGTTATTGTTCGAAACCACTCCTGAATCTTCAATACTACTCTCCAAATGTTTAAGTGTGGCGGTTAATGACAATTGTTTACTGGCCGGGATTTTCAACATTTGTATGTACGTTCTCGCCGAGTATGATGTTGATATATTGGTTGTGGTCAAATGGTGGACTTCGTCATTTATTTTCATATCGAATTTGAAAGAAGTGTTTTGTGTTGCGGTATAAAGTTTGTGGGAGGAGGAGTATGTAGTTATTACAATACATTTGGTGCGATTATTCTGCAAAAATCGTATAATATTGTCTGTATTTACCTCCCCTGAAACGATTAAATATGGTATTCTTTGAAACAACGTGCGTACAACTTCTTTCCATTGTTGTAATATTAGTTTATTTGGAACACCGATGAGAATAGTATTTGAATTGCACTTTTGTGTAATCCATAATGAGATAAGTGTTTTTCCTACACCACACGGGATTATTATTAATCCTTTGTCATTGGTTTGTAAATGTTGGTGTGCTTTGTCGATGATTACCTGCTGATAATCTCTGGGAGAATATACGGGTTCGTCCGGGGGCGGGGGTGGCAAGTGTGCCAGACACGACTCTCTCGGTTGGGTTGTATGAATTGTTAAAATATACTCATCGCTTTTATCCTTCTCATTCTTTTTTGTTTTTAATATATGGATTAATGAACGAATATTTATTTTACTCATCGTGGCTTTTACTCGGTTGGTTCTTATCAAGTCGTTTATTTCTTCTTTGGATAATTTTCTATAATTAACACCGAGTGTAAGTAAATAAGGTTCAATGAGTGTAATAATTTTTTTATTGTAAAATTCAGTTCCAGCGTTATACTTGATGTTTTGATGACAAAATTCGTATTGCAGTAAACGTTCAATAAACCCCAGTTTCTGTATAGGAACTTCAAAGACGGGGTCAAAATACCCCCTTTTAATTTCCCCAGTAGCGTATTGTGTGTCTCTTTCGGGTATATTGTTTGATTTTCCTAGCTTACAAGCGTCGGCGAGGTCATAGGCTGGATGATTTCTAATATAAATATATCCAATTAAGTTGGCTGGTTTATTCATTTTATTGGTGGTTTATTATTGTATAATAATATAGCTAACAATTTATTAATCAATTTTCCCTATTATAATAAATTTCTTTAACGTTTCTGTTGCTTTTACAAAGATTCATTAACGTTACTATCCGGTTGCGATTTTGAGGATAATATTGGTTGTGCCAATAACAATGAATGGTCGCAAAAAAAACTACAAGTGCCGGATAGTAAGGGAGGGGCGTATGGGGAACCGTAGGTTCATGTAGTTCCTGTAATTCGTTTATATATAAAGAATAATTAGCTCATTTACTTTATATTTCATACCATAAATGGAAATAATAGATTTAGGAATTGATAGTTTAGACCCCATATCATTAAATGTAGATGACCGTCCAAAGTCACCATCGGTATCGTTTGGACCCGGAATTGAACTATTAATGAACAACGATAAACGTAAAGGTTCTTCCACTACAAATTTTAATATAGATGATTTAAACACATTGGAAAGCGAATTAAACGACCTTTCCAAATCGGTAAGTATCGGTGGTGGCGGTGGTAGCAGCGGAAACACCGACGGCGGTAGCGGTTTGGGGACGGGATTCTCCAAAAGCGACGACTTCTTTACATCAACTACCAAGAAAATGAGTAATATAGGTAGTTTATTTGGATTCGGGGACAACAACAACACCGCCGACCCATCAAAGAACGATTCAAATGTTGGAAAAGCAACCGCTCAATCGGCCAACCAAACAACCAAAACATTTGACGGATTCGGCAAAATCAACGATATTCCCGTCGATTTCGCGTCCAGTTCATCTTCCCGAATGACAGAACAAGAAAAGCGAAAGAAAAAACGCATTATGCTTAAGAAACTGGAAGAATGGTATGAGAAGGGACTTATTAAACAATCTTCCCATTTTACTATGGAATCAAACTATAGTGAAATCGAGGATGAGTACGAAGCCTGTCTAGAGGATAAAAAAACCAAAGATAGTATAAAACTACAACAATGGTGGTTTATGACATTTGTTAATTCAATCGAATACGCAAACACAGTATTTGACCCATTCGGGCTTAACTTGGATGGATGGGGTGAGCAAGTAAGCGAAGATATAGAATCATATGACGAAATTTTTACCGAACTACATCATAAATACAAGGGCGGTAAGTTGTCACCCGAACTATCGCTATTATTGCGTCTAGGCTTTTCGGCCGCCGTTGTAAATATTACAAATAAGGCGTTGTCTACCAGCACCCCCGGATTTAATGATATTATTAAACAGTCCCCTGAATTAATGAAAATGTTTACTAACGCCACAGTTCAATCTTTAAATAATCAAAATCAAAATACGGCTTCTTCTTTTATGAGTAATGTATTAAACAATAGTGGCCAACCAAGCGTTAATAATTCATTTGGACCCCCGCCCCCCGCTATTCAAACAAAAAATCAGCCACCGCCACCGCCCCCCGCACAAATGCCCCAAAAATCAATGCAATTTACAACGACCCCCTCAAATAGACCAGATATAAACGCCAGTCGTGGAGCCATGTTTCGTGAAAAAGGAATAGATATTACAAATAACCAGGAAAGCTTCGTTCATCAAGACCGAACACCAATATCACAAGCACCCCCGACGACGTCCTTACCTGTCCAAAGGCAAGAAATGCGTGGTCCACAAGGAGATATAAATGATTTATTATCTGGGTTAAAACCGAAGGCGCCGAACACAGCCCAGCCATCGCCACAAATACAGAGTGTAGAAATACCGCCCTCTTATAACTATACTCCCGATTTCAGGGATGACAATGACGGGGAGTCAATTATAAGCGCCACTTCATTGAGAGATCTACAATCGTCAAGTGTGCCAAAGAGGTCGGGAAGACGAAAGTCCCGCAGTGAAAGAAATACTATTTCGTTGGATATATAATCTTACCACATAATTTAACCCTTTAACGTTTTCGGTGTTTTTATAAAATCCAAATATTTTACCTTTTATAAAATATTTGAAACCATCTATGGTAATAATTGTATATATAACTTTACATAATTTAAAATTCATTTACCGACAAATCCGTCGGTAAAATCGTTAAAGGGTTAACATCTCTCGTGGCTTTACAAAGTCCGTATATTTTATCTTTTATAAAATATTTAAAATTAGTTATGGTTAAAATTCGTCGGTAAAGGGTTAACCCTTTAACGTTTTCAGTGTTTTTATAAGTTTCATATTTTACGAATAAATAATAAAAAATGAAACCATATATGGTATAGTACACCATACAACTTATAAAAATCATTAACCATTTAACGTTTTCAATGATTTACACAAATCCAAATATTTTACCTTTTATAAAATATTTGAAACCATCTATGGTAATAATTGTATATATAACTTTACATACTTCAATTATCATTTACCGACGAATTTGTCGGTAAAAACGTTAAATGGTTAACCCTGAAATCAGCAGGTTAACCCTTTAACGTTTTTCATGTTTTTTACAAAATTCAAATATTTTACTTTTTATAATATATTTGAAACCATATATGGTGTAGTATAATATACAACTTATACAAATTATAAAAATAATTAACCTTGAAATCTGCAGGTTAAATCGTTAAAGGGTTAACAAACTTCGTGCTGAACATTTGAATATTTTACAAACCTTTTCCTGTGTTTTGTCTTCTGTTAAATAATATTCAACCGCACATAATTTATAATCTTCGCTTTTATGTGTAGGCATTATATGATATAAAAATTTGGAATAAAAAAATGTTTATAATTAATTATATTTATACTAAAAATATGTGCTAATATATGAATGCTAATAATTATACTTCATTATCTTCTTCACCAATAACAAGAGGTTTATTTACCTTTTTCTTGATAATTTTGGTCTTTGGTTTTGGTTCAATAATAACTTCTTCTTCAAGAGATACTATTTCATTTTGAACTTCATCAATAAGTTCAGTATTTACTGAACTAATATTATTTAATTTAAACATATTTGAAATATAATTTTTTTCTAATTCTTTTAATTTTTTAATTTCATTTTCTAATTCATTAATTTTAACTTGATTACTTTCATAAAATTCAATAATACTAATCTGTTGCTCCATTGAGGGCAAAGGAATTTTTAAATTTTCTACTGATTTTGGATATATATGAGGTTGTGCTGTTCCTGTTTGTAATTTATATATATTTGTTTGAATACTTTTAAGGTAATAATACAAATATTTTTCATCTAATATCTTTTTATTTTTTGAATGTATTGAAAAGCAATCACTCGCCCATACTTCACTTTCATATTTATTAATAAATCCTGCATAAGCACCACTTGACGAACACAAAATTGTATTTTTGTCTTTATTGAATTCATTATGTAATCCTGTTGGTTGTTGTCCTCCTCCAATTACAGGATAAATTCCTGTTTTAAAATTTGATTTTGATAATTGTTTTCCGGATTTAAAACTACATAATTCACCAAGAGGTTTCATATTTTCATTAATATTATTATCACAATCTTCCACCAAATAATCGGTATAATTTAACGAATAACTATTAGTTGTTATTGCTTCAATACTTGCTTCAATTAATAATATTTTATTATCATTTTCAGGGTTATAGTCATAAAATTTAACTTTACTTGTTTGATGTGTTTTGCTAAATTTGTAAGTTCTATCTGTTTCATTATGAGTTTTTGAAAATTTTGTATTTAATTCTAATGCTTCATTGCCCTCTCTTTTCTTAACAAAACTTAAAACACAAGTTTTTATAGTAGTGTGTGTAAATACACCAGCAGGTAAATATATAATTTCTTTTAAATCACACGTTTTCATTAAATACTCACGAATAATAGATAGATTTGAATTTTTACTTTGTAATTCTTGTCCGTATGGTAATACGAGAGCACACCTTCCATTTACTTTTAACATATAAATAATTGCTTGTAAGAATAATGGAACCGCACTATTTGATTTAATAGGCATATATTCATTTCTCAATGGATGTAAAATTTCATTATAGGTTAAACCATCAATTCCAAAAGGTGGATTAGCAAGAATAATATCATATTTGTTTGTTATTGGATTACGAATACTATCGCCTTTTTCCAAAACATTAAACATATGTCCTGATGAAATCAACATATTTGAAATTGCTAATTGGTATGTATCAGGTTCTGCTTCTCTTCCTCCAAGTCCTTCATTACTAATAAAATCCCAGTTCATTTTTATTCCTTTTGTTTTTGATTGTTGTAATAAATGTCTTAATGATGAAATTAAGAACCCTCCTGTTCCCATAGCAGGGTCAAATATTTTTTCAATTGTTCCGTCTGCTTTTAGTTGAGGGTCAATCAGTCTAATCATCATTTGTTTAACTTTTGGTGGCGTAAAGAATTGTCCCAACACCTTACCAGTCATAACATCTTTGATTACTTCTTCATATGCTTCACCTAAAATATCTTCATCAACCGCTTCAAAGTCAAATGTGTGTAATTTATCAATTAATTTTTTATATGTGGATTGATGTTGAATATCAAATCCTTTTCCTTTCAAGAATATATTTTTAGTAATGGGATGAACCGATAAAATATCATCCCATAAACATTTCATAATTTTTGGTATATTTTCTTCTTTTTCTTTCGCAAGATTACTAAATCTTACCATGCTTAATAATTTTGCCTTATGTTTTTCAATAATCTCGTCTTCATATGAACTAAAATCATATTCATAAGTATCAATATCAATTTGATTACCAAATTGAGGTTCTAACAATCTTAAATTCAACAAGTGTGCTAATGTTCTCAATGCTTTATCACCTGTTAAATGTTCGTTATTTCTTAACACATCCAAACAATAATTAAATATTGTGGATAAGTTAGTTTTAAATTCCGTTTTTACTTCTTTTGTTTGACTAATTTGTTGCATTTCTGTTAATGTTATACAAGGTGCTTTCTTATTTTGGTGTCTTGTGAAATCAATTTTTTGATTAAATTCCTTTTTACAAAGTTTGCAAGTGTAGTGTTTAGACATATATAACTATTTGATTAACCCTTTAACGATTTAACCTGCAGATTTCAAGGTTAATTATTTTTATAATTTGTATAAGTTGTATATTATACTACACCATATATGGTTTCAAATATATTATAAAAAGTAAAATATTTGAATTTTGTAAAAAACATGAAAAACGTTAAAGGGTTAAGATGGGTTGATAAATATGATGAAAATGGTGAAATAAAAAGACACAATAGAAAACATGTTGCGTATAAAGTTCATAAAGACCAATAGAAGTTTATATTAGATGAAATAAAGAAAAATAAAACTATTACGACGCAGGATTTACTTGAAAAACTAAAAGAAAAATACCCTACATTAACATTAAGTCGTTTTCATTTGAACCGA